TTGAATATATTCTTTATACTTGTAAACATCTTCGGGTAATATATTATTTTCCGCAACCATTTTGGTTAACCACAACGCATAATTAATTTTATTATTGGAAACATCCATTATTTCTTTGAATGTTTTCATTAAAACTTTACCCGTCTCAACATATTTTTGCTGTAGTATTTCCGGTGTTACCGCCTCAGTTAAAATTGAACCAAAACTATATGTTTTATGTAGTTTTTTAATTCGCTCCCTTTCGTTTTCTGTTATTATTAAATTTTTCATAATTAAATAGAAATTTTATTTTTCTGATATTATTTCAAATTTAACATATTCATCATAAAATATCTCCTCGGTATGTGTTTTAGTTTTAAATTCCATAAAATACTCTCTAGGAATCATATATGATGTATCTAAATAAAATGAATTTTCATTTGTCAAATCAAACTGAGTCCAATCGTAAACGATAACATTAGTTTTACCTTCTTTAACAAAAATACGATAATAAACATCTTCATATAAATCAGTTCTTAGTTGTGATATTGACCTAAGATTTATAACAATTTTCTTTAATTCTCCTCTTTTTATTTTTTCATTTTGTTTAATGCCGGAGAATTGTAATGTAAACTTATTGGTATCTGTCGGGTTTGTGCCGAAAGTGTATCCATTTGTAAATGGTTTTGGTACAAATTTTTGTATAACGTCACTTATTTGTACACCATCAATTGTCAGATTCTTCCATTTATCATAAAAAAATCTTTTTCCGTCACAAAGTTGTCCGGTTATCCCAAATGTAACTTTATAGATACCTTTTCTAATTTTTGTTGTTGTAAGTCCGGTTAAACCTGAAATTGGGAGACTTGATGAATTTAATATATCAACTGTCGGGTTATTATCTAAATCATAGTAATTAGTTCCTTTGGTGACATATAAATAAAGATTGTTTTGTCTTTCCCCAATAAAACTTTCTCTATTATCATCTATTCTGTCATTAAAAACCGTTTCAACGAAGGGTTCAAAAAATGTCTGCGTATATTTTGAAAAGAATGAAACCGATTGGTCATTATCTGTACTCATTGTTAGGTATGGATAATCAAAAGAAATACCCAAACCATTATTAGGATTTCCTGATAAAACAATACCATTAACGTAATTTGTAATATCTAAATTAATATTTTCATTACCGTTGTCAAAATGTATAGTACCAACAACCGTATTACCGGTATATACACCTTCGGTTGTCCATCCACTAGTTGATATTCTATTAAACCAATTGGATGCTCTAGTATCATAGGTTTTATTACCCAACATATCATTATTGGTGTACTCATAATCAAATCCAACTCCTTCATCCCAAAATTCTGGAACTTCAAAAACTATTAAATCGAAGGATGTTGCACGATTTCTACCTGAACCGGTACTTTGACCGATTAGTTTACTATCACCAATAACGGTATTGGTCATTTTTAGATAATGTTTTGTTTGTGCACCTATAACTAAGTCACCATTATCTACTTTATCTTTTAGGTCTGTTAAATCTACCTTAAAGATAAATTTAGAATACAAAGAACCGTAAAAAATCTCTGTAGTGGGGTTTTTAGCCGTATTTACATATGATTTTTTAAGTACTGTGTTGTTTTTTTCAAAATAGCTTCTATAGATGCTCATTTATTTAATAATTTTTAATTCAACTTTTTTTATGTTCTTCACTAAACAAAATTTTTTTATTCAGTTTAGACTTTCCTAAATTATTTCTATGAATAATACTAAATTCTCTTCCTATTTGTGAACACGATTTACATGATGAGTTGTTCTCTATTGCTTTATTATATACATATTTATTACAATATGTAATAATTTTATTACATATGGGGCAATTTCTTTTAATTACATTCATATTAATAAATATCGGATTAGTTGGTTCTAATCGATTTATTTAATAAGTCATTCTCTAATTTGTTAAATAAATCTTCCATTATGTTGTGAGCATCATAATCACCACGAGCGTATGGTTTGTTAATATTATGAACATGACTGGTTAAGACATTATACATTGCTCTTAAAAACTCCAATAAAACCTCACCCCTAACCAATGCGTAAGTGTTTGGGTCTATCTTATTAAGATAATCTTCTTGGGTGTATTCATATGAATCTAATTGAGTGAAATCTATGGGTACTCCCGTTAAATTTGTATCCATGGATAAAAGATATAATCTATCACCCACTAAACTACCAAATGTTTGTTCCCTTGTTCCTGTGTCTGTTTTTAATTTTGTAATCTCTTCTGTAACAATATTACTTGGGGGATTGAATTGTTTTTGTGACCAAACTAAACCTGATTCTATGGGACTTTTTTCACCACCCAATTTAACACCACTTAGAATGGATTGTTTTAAATTCATTTCAGTATCATTTGATACGGGTCTATGTCTAAATTCACTAGTTGGTCTAAAATAAAACGGATATACGTCTTTTAAATCTTTTTCTGGATTAGAGAATTTCTGTTGAACCGCTACAGGCATAACCAAACCTAAACCCTCCGATTGGATATATAATAATTTTAGTCTAATTTCGGAACAAACATCACTTATTTTTTCAGAAATAGATAAAGATGACCAGTTAGGGTATTCTTGGGTTAAATCATAACTCCAAGTCGGTGTTGTTGTTGTATTATCAATATTTAAAAGATTTGTGGTACCTGAAGGTATTACGGTAAATTCAGTAAATGAATTTGATTTTAAAAGATATTCATATTGGGATGTTACCTGTCTAACATAAAAATCTAACATAGTTGGATTGGTAATACTATTAACACTATATTCTATAATATATTTTAAATTTGCATTCTCAAATACTTCTCTATTGGTTTTTTCGTTTGTTGGAACTTTTTTCTGTGGAAATTTTTTAAGTTGTAGTTTTGCTACTTTTTTACTTACAATTGGGTAATCGGATATTTTCTTTCTTTCTTTTTTGGTTGCACTCTCCTTAGTTAGTAGTTTACCTCCTCTTAACACTATGCCATTATCAGTAAAAATAACATCAGAACCGTACTTTCCATCAATACCAAAATGTTTATTTTTAGCAAAGGCGTTTTTTGAATCTGGAGGTAATTCACCATCTTTATTTAAAATATTTTTTGGTTTTTTACCCGCCTGATTAAAGGTTGTTGTTGTAGTTTGTTGTGCGTATGTTTGTGATTGAAAATCGTAGTTTGTAGTAAATGGACCAGCAATGTACTCAGCATTTACTGTTGTTTTTTCAGTATTATACCTAATAATCCTTACAGCTTGATTTATTTCAGGTACGTGATTCATGTTAGTTGGTAAGAACGGACCGGCTATGAATGGGTCATTTACATCCCAATCCTCATAATTTCTAGAACTTTCTTTTGCACCAACATTATCAGTATAATCAATATATCTGATTCTATTTAAACCCGCCGGGTCGTTATTGTTGATACATATGGCTAACTTAACTATTTGCATTATACTTTCCTTTTTTCTATTTCCTTAGTTACTTTTATATAAATTTCTTCTATCATATCCATATGTTTGGTTAACTCAAGAGCAATTTTTTTTGTGTTTTCAAATTCTTGAAATAAAAAAGTTTCAACATCTAACAAATCTTTATTTGATTTATTTTCTATGTCATTAATGATATTAAAAAATTTATCTTTATCCATATTAAAAACTTTTACCTACAATATTAAGTATTCCCGGAGGAATTATAATTGGTCCACCAGCATTTCCCGATATAATCGGTAGAGAATTTGTTGTTTTAATAAATCCATTTGTGTCATGTTCTTCGGTATGACCATCGATAATAGATTTAATTAAATTACCAATATCGTTTGATTCTCCATATAAAGGTCCTGTAGGTACTCCCGCAGCCTCCAATCTTTCCATCACATTCATAAATGCTCTGTCTTGGCTATATCCGGGTAATCCCTCAGATAAGGTTAACAAAATGGAAGGTACGTTCATAGGTACTTTCATCGATAATGATGAATTTAATGTTCCTAAAACGGTTTGAAACAATTCAAAACAGTTATCAATTTTCTCTTCCAATATCTTTTTAAGTAGTGCAATTAATGACGTAATAATTATAAGGTATCTTTTGTATTTATTTTTTATTATTTTTTTTACTAATTTAGACACAAATGCCAATAAATCACTTTTTATTAATTTCCAAAATTCTCTAATGAACAACCAAAATAATTCTTTTACTGTTTTAGTTATCGCCTTATAAAATTTCTTTGCCAATTCTTTTATATCAATACTACCTATAATTGATTTAAACTTCTTATATAAGATAACCAATGGTAAAAACAATTTACCGGATAATATTGTTATCATTAACGCCTTCGGTAAACTTAAAATAAAATTATTTAAAAGATTATTTAAAAAATCATTAATCGATAATCCACTATCGGATTGTTGGGTGGCATCTAATGCCACTTTGTTTAAAATTTCATCAACGGCAAGTTTTGGGTTTTTATTTTTTGTTAAATAAATAAAATCCTTAATGTGGTCGGTGTCGACAGGTACCTCAAAATTATAACAATCTTTAAATCTTAAAACTTTACGATATCTTGCATCTTCATCGTCTAAATCAATACCTTCCACGTCATCAAAATCAAAATAAAATTCAACGTCTTCATCTGTTTCATCGAACATATTGATAGCATTTACTTGGTTGGTATTTTGTGGTGCATTACAAATTGACATTAGTTTTTTAAGTAATCTCATTACTTTATCCAATGATAGATTAAACTTTTTTGAATCTCCAAATTGTGACCCACCTTGTATTGTGAGTAACATTGAAGTTTTAATAATGTGATTTATGTCCGGAAATTCCATTGAAGAATAATAATCAGATATAAAATCTTGTACTTTTGTTACTCCAGGTGCTCCTTGTGTTAATCCCGTGATATCATATCTTTGATTTCCACTATCCCATGTTGCCGTAAATAAATCTTTACCGTTATTTGAAGTAAATGTATATGGAGTTCCACCGAAAGCATTATAAAGATTCCTATTAACTTTTTCTTTATTAATATCGGGAGTTTTAGGTTCGTATATTATTTTACCACAGCTACTATCGGGGTCAATTGTTAATGAGTCTAAAAAATCAAATTCTTCCGGTTTTAATGTTATCGTATCTCCCGAAAAAACGGATTCTGTTCCACAAATACCTTCACCCATAAAAAGAGATTCAGATATATTTTTAACCGCAATTTCCTTTGCTGAGTTTAAAGTAATTTCCATTGCAGCTATTGCATGCTTCTTGATTTTTTGTTTTGTACTATTATCTGATTGTTTTATATTATCTTTAGAATTTTTTTCCGACCCCATAAATTGTTCTACGATATCGAGCATATCGGAAAAAATATCTTTGAAATTTTGTTTCTTTTTGTTTATCTTTTTATTAAGGGCATCAATTTTTTTACCGACAACGCTGTTTATGTCAGGTATATTATTGAGGTATTTATCTGAAACGTCATCAAAACTTTCTTGAGGGTTATCATTAATTTTTTTGATTGCCTCAATTTTAGATTGTAACTTTCTTTTTGTTTTTTTTAAATTAGCCATTAGACTTTATATGTTCCTTCTTTTGATTCTACGTCGGGTTCATCCATTAGTTTTGCTAATATGCTCCTATCCTCATCGGTTAATTGAAGTTTACCACCTGAACTACTGTTTCCAGCACCTTGGGTTTGTTTTAATAAAGCACTTTGTAATTTAACTAATGAAATTTTCTTTTCGGTACAATCGTTTAGAATTTTTTGTTGTTCTTTAATGACAGGTCCGATAACACTCATATCCTCAGCGTCCTTCATAAAGGTCAACATTTTCTTAGTAATCATGGATGCAGTATTTTTTTGTTCTACAATATCATTGTAGATTTCTTGCATCAATGCTAAGGCTGAATCTGTATCGAGCGATATTAAGTTTTTTCTTTCTCTCATATCTATAAATAGGTATATTTTTAATTTATGAATCCTACCATGATACTTTCATAAACTTTTTTAAACTTTTTCAATGATACTCGTATTTCTTTAGTTGATAATGATGTCATTTCACGTAAAGACAATAAAATCAAGTTTTTATTAAATTTATTACCGTCTCCAACTTGGAAGATTTTTTCAAAATTACTAAAGACCTCAATTAGTGCATACCCTAGTTTTTGTTCATTTTCAGTTAATTCATTGTTTTCCATGAATTCTTCCATTTGCATTATAAATTTGATAACAACATCTTTATAATCAACGTGAACTTCATCAATGATATATGAGTGATTTAAACTCTCCTCCAAATCTGAAGAAATATCATCATATGAAATACTTCTATTTGTTTCTTTAGTATCTTTCTGGATTGCTCCCATTAGATAATTTTTACAAATAGTACCAAAATATGAATATGCTTTAGTATTTTTTGTATGGTCAAATTTATTAATTTTTGTTATTAAAAATGACATAGTATCAGTATGGACTTCGTTAAAATCAAAATCCTTCCTGTAAAGTTTGTAACGTCGAATTATACTTTCGACCATTATTATGAGAGGTTCTTTTAAATATTCATTGAATATCTTGTTCTTTTCTATTTCGGATTCAGATTCTAAGTATCGTACAACCGCTTGTTCTTGCTCCTCCCCAAAATAAATTTTTTGGGTTCTCTTGCGCGGCATATTTTAGTTCTCTACATAGTTTATGTCTCTTTTATTTTTAAAGAAAAATTCTTTTTTTGCTGTTTCTAACCAAAATTTAACCTCATCCGCTGACATTTTGGTTTTCTCTGAGTTTTTGTATGACCAAAACAAAGAATCTTCTCTGAAATTAACATGTTGATACCCAATTTTAGGTACGGTCATAATTGCGACATTATTATGTGTTAATCTAAGTAAAAATTCATATCCAAAAGTTAATTTGATATTCTCTTTTAGTGAACCGTATTCTTTAATTGTTGATGTTTTATATAGACCACCACTAATTTGAAAATTTTGATATTCTAAAAGTGCTTCATTATCTAATAAACCTTGTTTCTCTGTAAAACCATAAGCCCAAGTGGCTTCATTTGTGAAACTTAAAAATTTACCTTCAACATTGATATCTCTAACGATTGGTAAAAAAACATCAACATTTGAATTTTCGTTTCTGTATACATTCATTGAGTTTAACCATCCTTTCTGATATTCATCGTCAACCTCCAATATTGAGAACCATTCAGTATCACAATTTTCAATACCTAAATTAACTTGACTACAGAAGTCTGTTAGAGATTTATTGGTGATAATTTTATATTCCAATTTATCAGTTTCAATTTGAATATCTGATGAAATTTGTTTTGGTGCTATTACTATTAATTTAACATCATTATAAAATTGTTCAACTGATTCTACAGCATTTTTGAACATTATTTTATAATCCTCATCCCATAAATGGATTGGTAATATTACTGTTATGTTTTTCATTATATTTGTTCTTCTTGTTTAACTTTTTCTAAAGCTTTTTCAATTGCTTCAATACGTTTATTTTTAAATGAATTAAAGATATTCACTATGTTAGTTTTGGTGATTTCACTATCATAAGGTAATAGAGTATCTTTCATTTTTTGTTTAACCTCGTCAGTTAACTCAACACCGTCCAACCAAGCTAAAACATATGTTCCAAGTATTTCAACTATTTTTGATTCGTCATATGTCCACATTCCATTTTCAGTTAACCAATCTGGTTCATTCTTTGGAATTTTACCAATAACAGGAACACCACACTTAATTGATTCTAATGGGAATGTTCCAAATGTTGAGTCATCGTCAACCCAAATAGATACCATACATTCTTTTAGGTTTGTCGCAAACTCATCATATGACATTTGAACCATATCTCTAAATGTAATCCATCTTAAATGTGGGTTTCTAATGTAGAATTCGGAAATAATTTTTTTATTTATTGACCTATCTTTACATGAAATAGCGACAATTGGTTTTTGTGATTTTTCAGATGGTGAGAATTGTTCACCAATCATTGGTGGGATTATATGTACCAATGTTTCATTGAATAATCCGTTAATATATTTTTTAGATTCTTCTGTTGTTGTTATTACTCTATCAAAACCAAAATCTGACCATCTACTACCAATAGGTAGAGTTTCAAAGATATATTCTTTTTGTTGTACCAACATTACTTTTACACATCTAATATTTGCTAGATTTTCAAGTACGTTTGAATAGTATTCAGGTACTACGATAATGTCTTCAATTTTTATCTCAACTCTATCGTCTTTAATGGTTACAACTTCTAATGAGTCATATTTCTCACCTAACCAACCTGAGACACCTCCGTATGTTTTATCTTCCACCAATAATTTGGTTTGGAATCCGGATTCTTTTAATGTTAAAGCCATATCATAGATATGTTTAACAGAAGCTCTAGCATTGTTACGAGTATCATATACCAAAAAGTAAATCACATTCTCATTTGAGTTCAATTTACTTAATGCTAGTTCTAGTTTTTCTACGTTTTCATTGTTTTTATTCATCATCTTCGATTAATATTTCATATTTTATTAGTGTATTGAATGCTATTTTAAAAGATATTGAGAGACCTTCTTCCGCTAATTGACCTAATTCCTCATCAACTTCTTCATATTCATTTAGTACCCTTTCTAAACAAACTTTTATTATTTCATATTTAAAAATGTTTATTTCTAAACTTTCAGTGCCATCTTCATTTTCAAGGGTATCACCCGTCTGACATTTTTTGGTAATCCCGTCGATATCTATGTAGTAACTTTTTCCGAACAATTCAACCATGTTTTTTCTATTTCTGATAATTTATTTATTTCTAAGGTATTTGTAAAGTGATTATTGTAAAAGGTATTAAATTTAATAACTGATTTATCTATTGGGCACGATTCAACAACTCTTTTATCATCAGTAATCCATAGGTCACATTTTGACCATAATTCATCAATATTTTCTGGTGATGAGAATTTGATAGTATCACAGATGACACCATTTCTAGATAAGAAAAAAAGAGTTGAAGGCTTAGCTTTACCCTTTTCATTTAAACCAATTAGAGTGAAATTAATATCTTTATTTTCAAAAACTAAAGTATTAAAATCTGTTACGGCTTGATTATAACTTAAACCGGCGTGACCAAAAATCTCTATTGGAAAATCAAAATATAAAAATTTAAGGTATTCGTCCATAGATTGGAATTTATATGTATCCATAATATTCTCAATCGTAGAGATTCCGTTTATCCCATACTCAAAAGTTTCTTCAGAGTCGGGGTCAGTATTTAAAAAGTAATCCTTATAGTGATAATCAAATTTTTGTAGTGTATTTCTAAGTACACCATCAATGTTTACGAATATTTCCATAAAAGAAATATAATCCTAAAAATATTGTAAGTAAATACTTAATCGTATCTCTTTAGAATTTCACCAATAATTGGGTTTCTTACAATATCTTTATTATCAAATTCAAATACCCCAACATTACGTAAATCCTGAAGTTTCATTTTTGCGTCATAAAGACCTGTTTTTGTTTTGTCTTTAAATTTATCAGATTGTTCCAAATCTCCCGATATGAAAAATTTAGAACTAAACCCGATTCTCGTTAATAATAATTTCATTTGTGATGGAGTTGTATTTTGAGCTTCTTCAAACACAAGAATAGTGTTATCGACATTCCATCCTCTCATATAAGCCAAAGCTGCAATTTCAATAAATTCTTCTTCTTTTAATTTTTCTCTCGCTTCCTTACCAATTATTTTATTTAAAAGGTAGTATGAAGGGTAGATATATGGGTCTAATTTTTCTTCGATACCACCAGGTAAAGAACCTAATTTTTCCTCAGCCTCAACCGCGGGTCTAACAATGATTATTTTTTCATATTTATTCGTATCATCCCACAATAAATCTACCGCTTTCTTCATTGCGATATATGATTTACCAACACCAGCTGGACCAAAACAAAGAGTGATTTCATTTTCACCTAATATTTTCCAATATTCTTCTTGATTTTTTGTTAGGAATTTTTCTTTAGGTTGTTTAATGATTTCTCTAATTCTTTCCTTTTTAGTTGTCTTTCTATCCACTAAAGGAGTTACAACATTTTTTTTATTTTTAGGTCTCGATGATTTTTGTTCCATTATTTTTTTTCTTGTTTTATTGTTGGTTTCCTTTTAGTTATTATAATTTTTTATTTTCCAGTACTACCAAATCCCCCATCCCCTCTATCTGTTGATGATAATTCATTAACTTCAACAAACTTTATTTTGGGATACGGCATGATGATTATTTGAGCACCTCTTTCACCAACTTTATATTTTATTGAATCTAAACCTTGTGTTTTTTTGAATGTTGCTTGTATTTCACCTCGATATCCACTATCGATTACCCCAACACAATTTGATAAATTTAAATCCATATTACGTACAGATGAACGAGGGAATACTAACCCAACATAACCCATTGGGATTTCCATAGCAATACCAAATCCATATGTGACATCGAATGTTGTGTTGGATATTACTTCAGTAATTGTTAAGTCCATACCAGCGTCACCGTCTTTTGAATAAGTTGGAATAACTGCATCAGTATGTAATTTTTTAATTCTTACATCAATTTGATTACTGATTTTGTTAACTTCTTTCTCCACTTCACCTCCTAATATTGATAAAAGGTTATCTAATTCACTAAACATTTTTAAATCGATTCCTTCTTCTGAATCTGATTCAGAAAATCCTTTTTCAAATTCTTTTAGTTTTTCAATGTAGTCTTTAATTTCGTTTTTGTCCATTTTTTTCTTCTAAAATTGATAACTCGAATCCGAGTTTTATTATGTTTGATAAATTTGAAGAGTGATATTTTACCATTTTATCATCAGATTCTTTATCTGTGTTTAAAATTGTTTGAAACTCCTCTTCATTAAGTTCCACACCATACTTAGTTGCATAGTGAGCCGACCTTTCACCTACCCTTAGTGACACTAAACCATTACAGAACTCATACATTTTTCCTAATGTTTTTCTCTGCCATTCATTTTGATTTGGGCAAAAAAGAAATACCTTACCTATTTGGGACAAAAAAATACATTTAAGGATTGTTGAGGTTTCTTGTCTCATATTTTCAGGTAATAACTCATTTATTTTGATTGCATATTTGCAAGCTTTCAATGATGTGTTTAATAAACCTCCCGGATAACAACCATACATATCAATTGTTGTGGTTGCCGGTGCGGTATAAAAATTGTCTCCTAAAAAATTTTCAAGTTCCTTTGTAAAAATTTTATACTTAGAATTTGTTTCTAAAAACTTTTTCTTGTTAGATTCTAATTGTTCTGCGGATATCATAGTTATTAAGATTTAAAGTATTCAGGTGTGTTTTTAGGGTCAATAATACATTCAATTGGCATCTTTGCAATTGATAAACTTTCACTACCTCTCATGTCACCTGCTCGGTATTTTGATGTAATTATTGTTGCCTCCTCTACGGTTTCGGCTTCAACGATGTACTTAACTTTTTGTAATCTTGGATTACCGTTTCTGTCTAATTGTTCGGTTTCATAACCTACTGTTACTAAATAATGCATAAATTTTTATTTTTTTTTTAAATTATTGATTTGAAAAATTGTGTTCTGTTTTCTGATACTGTTACTAATGAATATTTGTCTTTTACTGTTTCGTATAAACGATTACCAAGGTCCTCAATCATATTTGGATTCTCAATTAGTCTTTTCATATGTTGTGCCCATTGTTTGTGGTTTTTATTTGGTGACACCAATAGTGCGTTACCTTTATCATTAAACTTACCCTCATTATATGCCGAAGTTAAATCTATTGTGTATGGTAATGTTTCACTTGCAATGATTGGTTTTTTGTGGAAACCAGCTTCGATTACTTTTAATTGTGATTTATTTCCATTAAACTCACTTGGATGTAACGGTGCCAAAGATACGTCAAATAAATTATAATTTGACGCATATTTTCCAACAGGTTGTGTCCATACTCTCACATATTTTTTATTCGATGCGTCGAAATTTGATTCTATAAAGTTATGTAAATTTAATCTATATAAATCATCTACTGATTTATAATTGTCGGTAAATATTTGTTCATATTTGTACCAAACAGTTTCCATTGGTTTAATCGGTCTAACTCTTCTTTCGTTGGTTTCCTGGTTAATTTCCGTAACATTACCTCTTAAATCAAATCCACACAACACAAATTGTACATTGTCATAATTTGAGTTTGTTACTGAAATACCACTTTTTAGTAGTTCAATATCATGTAAATGGGTTGAACCACCTAACCATCCAAATCTTATTTTGTCTGACTTAGTTGGTTTTGGTTGAAATTGTGATTCATTTGGATTAACTGCATTTGGGAAAACAAGAACATTCTTAACACCAACCTTTGTTCTAATTGTATTGGCAAAATATTCAGTAGTACATGTAACATAATCAGAAGCTTTCATCAACTCAACCTTTTTACGAGGTAGTTCATTTGCTTTGATTTGGTGATAAAGTGGGTGTCTTTGGTCTGCAGACCAATAATCGTCAATATCCATAATAACCTTAATCCCTTGAGATTTTAGTTTTTTGATTCTTTCGATATTATCTTCGTGACTGGATTGATGAATAAAACTGTGAAAAACCACAATATCGTAGTTTTTAAAGAACTCATCGTTTTGTTCAACATTTGTAATTATATCTACATGGAATTCATCCGAGTAATTATCCCCAATATATTTAAAAGGGTCTAAGATTCTGTACTTCCCAACACCATAGGTATCGGGAGGAATTGCTAATATTTTAATTTTTGACATCAAGTTATATTTGTATGTCTAAATAATAAGAAAAAAAAATGAATAATCAAACTTTACTTGGATTTATTTACTCCAGTAATTTTACCTTTAAATATTGAATCTCCAACTTTTAACACTAAATTTTCATTAATTGATAATGTTTGTTGGGCTGTGAGTATTTGATTTAACTTAGCATCGAGTATTTCTGTAACAGTTTTTCTTACAATATTCTCAATAATTGGAACTAAGTCACTATTATTAGATGTTGAATTATTAGATGATTGTTGCCTATTTGCGGTTTTTTTTGTTGATACACCTTCGCTCTCCATTAATCTTTTTGTCTTCTCAACGAAATTTATATCTAATGAATCCGTTAAACTAATTTGTGGAATTGGATTTTCAATCATTGCTTTTTTAATTGCGTCAGGTAATTTAGACTCCATTATTCTATTAACATTGGTTTGTTGTGGTTGTCTAACTTGTGGTTGTTGACTATATTGTGCCGATAATTCTTCCGGGTCAGTTCTTAATACTGATTCATCTACATTTCCTCTTTCAAAACTACCCGTTTCAACTTTATTCATGACTTTCTTGGCCTGTACCAATTTCATCATTAAATCATTTTGTGATATTACACCTTGTCCTGTTTCCATAATATTTTTTTTATTATATAATAAGTATTTTTAAAAGAAAATTAAAGTCTTTATTCTTTTTATTGATTCCATTAATGGGGTTTCGTTATTATCAATGTCGGTTTCCGGTTGTGGTTCGGTATTACCAACCTTTACATTATCATTCTTTAATAATCTAAACAATTCGGTTTCTGAATCTTTTTCTAATTTTCTTCTAGTTCCTTCTCCCGGTTTTGTATTACCACCAACTTCAGACTGTGATTTAACCCAATCATCTAATTTTTTCTTGTAAAGCGTATCAATACCTATTTTAACATTTTCAGGTGATATTTCTTTATTGTTGTTTATGTTGGTTATTTTATTTTTTAAATCATTGTAAACTTCAATGTCCCTTTTAACTTCGGGTTGAGGTAATGGTGAAGGTTTTTCTTTTGGTTTAGGTTGAGGTAATTCGGTTTTTGATTTTTCAGGTTCAGAAGTAGGTGTAACAGTCGGTTTCGGTATTTCTTTTTGGGGTGTTGGTAATGTTCCCCAATTACTTTTTACTTCAATACTTGTTAAACTTTTATCTCCGTTTTCATTATAACCAGGTCTTTTTTGGTTAAAAGTTTCATCTTCATAAATGTTGATACCTGACATTCTCGATATGATAAACAATCTCCAACCGTATTCGGCCGTATTTTGTTTACTACTATCGAAACCTTTTTTGGATGTGGAAGGTGGTTGAACCCAACCTCTAACAACCAAATTACCTTTTTTTGTTAATCCCATGGCAACCAATTCGGCTCTAACTCTTCTTCCCGGTAAAACCTCACCTTTAGGTCCATTGTAATAAAACGAAACAGGATTTCGGTTTATAATTGCATCCTTTAATCTCTTATTGATACTACCATTCGGCGCTTCTAATAAAATTCGAGACAATATATTATTTAAGTTTATCATTAAAAATCTGGATATGATTTAATCGTTGTGTATTTATTTTTTGCCAATAGGTCAATTCTACCTGGCCCTATAGAATTACCAAAGATATCGGTCTTTGTACCAATAAGAGGATATCCACTATTATCACCCCTACCTTTTTCATCACCATCAGATAATGCGTTTGGATTGATTGTGTTGTATTGGAAAAGACTATTATAAGTATTAATGGCCAATAAACCGACCCTACCCGGGTCTCCCACAGCATTACCATAGATATCAGTTTTAGAACCAATGCTACCACCAAACTCACCCTTACCTTTTTCATCACCATCAGATAATGCGTTTGGATTGATTGAGCTGTACTGAAAACTTTTGTCATAGATATTTTTAGCTAATAAACCTAATCTACCAGGTGCTATTGAATTACCAAATATATCGGTATTCGTACCAATTTGTCCTGAAGCGTTTTCTCCTCTACCTTTCTCATCTCCGTCAGATATTGCATTAGGATTATTGACATCATATTGGAAAAAGTCAGAATAAATATTCATAGCTTTTAAACCAACCCTACCAGGTGCTATTGAGTTACCAAAGATATCGGTCTTCGTACCAATTTGTCCTGAAGCGTTTTCTCCTCTACCCTTTTCATCCCCATCAGATACCGCATTTGGATTATTAACATTATACTTGAAGTTATCATCGTATATGTTCATAGCTTGCAGTCCTATTCTACCGGGACCTACACTATTACCAAAAATATCAGTTTTTGTACCAATAAGTGGATAAGCACTATTTTCTCCTCTACCTTTCTCATCACCATCAGATAAAGCATCTGGATTACCATAACCGTAATTATTAGTGTAATTATAATCATTAATAGCCAACAATGTGTTTCTTTCATTAATATCAATATTGGTACCAATTTGTCCTGATGAGTTTTCTCCTCTACCTTTTTCATCACCATCGGATATTGCGTCTTTATTGGTTGAACCGTAGTTATTTGTGTAGTTATAATCGTTTTTCGCTAATAATTTTGTTCTTTCATTAATATCAGTATTGGTTCCAATTTGTCCATTTACATTTTCTCCTCTACCTTTCTCATCACCATCAGATATGGCATCTCCATTTGTTAATCCATAGTTGTTATTGTAGTTATAATCATTAATCGCCAATAATTTTATTCTTTCATTAATATCTGTTATGGTACCAATTTGTCCATTTACATTTTCTCCCCTACCTTTTTCATCTCCGTCAGATATCGCATCCCTATTTGTTAACCCATATCCGTTTAATGAATTATAATCGTTTTTTGCTAATAATTTTGTTCTTTCATTAATATCAGCTCTAGTTCCAATTTGTCCATTTACATTTTCTCCCCTACCTTTTTCATCTCCGTCAGATAATGCATTTGGGTTTGTTAATCCGTAACCGTTTGTTGGTCCGTAATTATTTTTAGATAATAAAGTGTTTCTTTCGTTAATATCGGTTTTTGAACCGATATTGTTATTTAATTCACCTTTACCTTTTTCGTCACCATCGGATATAGCATCTTTATTAATAGAACTATAGTTATTTGTGTAGTTATAATCGTTTTTCGCTAATAATTTTGCTCTTTCATTAATATCAGTTATAGTCCCAACATTACCATTTAATTCACCTTTACCCTTGTCATCTCCGTCAGATAACGCATTTTTATTGGTTAATCCATAACCATTTAATGAATTGTAATTGTTTTTAGATAATAAAACATTTCTTTCGTTAATATCAGTTTTATTACCAACTTGTCCATTGGTATTTTCTCCTCTACCTTTCTCATCACCATCAGATAATGAATCTTTATTTGTTAATCCATAACCATTTGTTGGTCCGTAATTATTTTTTGAAATTAACGTGTTTCTTTCGGTTATATCTGTTTTCGAACCAATATTACCATTTAATTCACCTTTACCTTTATTGTCGCCATCAGATAATGAATCTAAATTGGATGCACTATAATTATTTGTTGAATTATAGTTATTTTTAGATAATAAAACATTTCTTTCATTAATATCAGTTCTAGTCCCAACATTACCATTTAATTCACCTTTACCCTTGTCGTCTCCGTCAGATAACGCATTTGAACTCGTTGAATTGTAATTATTTGGGTAGTTATACCCATTTGCTGCCAACAATAAAGCTCTTTGTTGAATTGCAATAATTTCTAATGGTGTTGGCATCTTAGTATTTAATTAATTTTTTTATTTTATCGACCTCTTCAAATAAACCAAGTGATGTAATTGGAGATATTGAGCTTTTATGTGAATTACTTTTAATAAGATTAGTCGGTATTTTAAAACTGAATTTTTTTGTGTGTTTTTTTAGGTGACTATTTTTTCTTTCACCCGTCATACTTGACATTTCATCCGCATTTTTCTTAGAATCTTTACGATTACTAATTAAATCTCTTTCACCTTGTAAATGTTGATTAGCCCATCTTTCCATTAAATCACCACCACATAAATCATATTTTAATCTATCTTTTACTTTATCTATGTTTTGAATGTCGTGGATTATTCTCTTTAATTGACCGTATTTTACTGATTTATCTTGTAAAATTTTTTTTGCTCTTTGTATCCCACGCACATTTTGACCATTTAAACTAACAATGGTATGGTTTATTTTATCCAGAATATCCTGTGGAACATTAAAAATTCTACCTTTTAAATCTTTATTCATTATCTTTTTTATTCAAAATTTTAATTACATCTTTTACAGATACGTTATTTTTGGTTAATGTATTTTTTAATGCTAAAATTTGTTTTTTAATAATTGGTTCAATATCTTTCTCAATATCCTCATCAACCTCTTTATTAACTAAATCAGATGATTTTGATTTTTTTGAAAGTACACTTTCGACATAATCTTGAACATATTTTTTGGGGTTCTCAATTAATCTAACTTTATCACCTTTTAAATTATCATCGTAGCCCATTTGACTTAATCTTTCATCCGCTTCTGGCTCTTTTATACCTAATTCATCTTTAAAGTAATCTTCCGCATCATCCTTGTCTACATCTTGACCTAATGTTTTTTCGTATCCAAGAGTTTTACTCATATCAGATTCCGCCCAATATCTTAAAGATGTGACAGCACCACGAGCCGCGGTACTACCCATAGTTCCGTATGCTGTTTTTACAATTTGGTCGGTCGTTTTTTTACTCGTACCACTCGATTCTCTTGTTTTTGGTATTTTACTCATACCAAAATTACCTTTTGCATCCACAATTTCATCAACTTCTTTTTTAACTTCATCAGGTAATTTTTTATAATTGGTGTCGTCAGAAAATTCCTTAGCCATATTTCCCCACTTTAATCTTTCTTTTTTGGATAAAGACTTATCATTCGCTTTAGCAAAAAATAATCTTTGTTGTTTTTTAGACTTAAAAGTCTCTTCAATTATGTTTTTTATGTATTTATCCATTATAACAAGTTTATTATATAAATATCAAAAGAAACGAAAGATATTTATAATAGAATATGAATAGTCAAAATATATTAAAATTTTGGGGTACGTACATGGATTTGAAGATTGATTCTTCAGAATATCATGATTATGAGATATCCAAAACAGAATCAGATTACAATTCTGATGTGTTAAATATTAACACCGCAATTAACTATTCCGGTTTAAGTGTAAACACCACAGGACTAACAAATGCGGATTGTGTAAGAAATACAATATCTTTATCTGAATTCAATAATACGGTTAATAACCCAACATATCCATATTCAGCATACACATGGACACTATCATATAGTGGTTTTACCAACCGATTAAGTAATTCTGATACTATTTTAAAAAATGATGTTTACGAATTTATTAATAGTAGTGGGGAAACCCATTATTTTATTGAAAATGGGTATAATAATACACTTTCAAATCCGTTTTCTTTAAATGTTACAGGATTTACAACGGGTTCTACCGTTGATTGTACTTTACAATTTTCAGGAACAGGGATAACGACAACCATTTGTTGTCCAAGAGACCCAATTCCATCAGCAAAACCATGGGCGTACCAAATTAACCATGGTGCTGGTGTTAATAATTGTGATTATTCAGTTAAAAGAAGAACAGAAAAAGGATGGACAATTGATTTTGTTTTAAATAAAGATTCTCTTCCATGGTCTGACGGTAATGTCATATACTATCTTGGGGTTAGAAATGAATCTGATATAGAAGATTACGCCGATAATAATTTATCTTTCTCATTTACAGATGATGGTAGACTTAAATGGACATCAATTCATTATTCGGGTATATGTAATACCTTATCGGGATATACAGAATCATATTATATTGCATCGGGACAAACACTACCATTATGTAATAATGGAACAAGTGATGATTTTAATATTACAATAACATTTGATAGATACAGTAGATATACCGATTGTAATCTTGAGAATGATGGGGGTTGGAATGATTTAATTCCCGGAGTAAAGGTTATTCCATATGTACCAGAATCTGGTAGTTCCGTAACATCAACACAAACAACAATATATACTGAGGTTGAGGAGTTAAATAAAAAATGGGCTGATGAAAAAGAAAGAAGATTAGGTATTTTAAAAATTTATCTAAACGGTAGACCGATATATAAATTAAAAGATTGGGAAGAAGTTATTCCATCTGATAGGGGTGAACAACCTTTTATACAATCTTGGGGTTCAGGTACTCAATATGCCGGTGGTGTACATAATATGGGTACATCATGTTTTAATTTTAAACAAATTCAATTTTATGAACAACCTTTAGATTTTGTACATGTTAGACACCATTATCTATCCGAAATAAAACCAAACTTTAATATTGTTGAATGTAATGTGAACTGTGTTGATTCTGTTGTGGGAATTATTAATGTTACTCCAACTCCTACACCAACAAGAACTATCACACCTACTCCTACACCAACAAGAACCATTACACCAACCCCAACAAGAACTATCACACCAACCCCAACCCCAAGTACTTCGTAAACAATAACTCCAAGTTATACAAAACTTTAATTATATCTTCTTTTTATATACCGTTTACTAATTCATGTATTTTAACTATTTATCTTTAAAGAGTCGAATAATCAATAATGACAACCATAATATTAACGTCAAACAACTATAGTGGACAGACTGCAGACATCACTTACTATCCTGACACAGGCGGTACGATTAGCCTTGGCTCTGTCGTTATCCCTTATTATTATAGTACTGACTATTTTTATGGTACTTATGAGTTATATTTTTCGTTTTATAACAAAACATGTACATTATATATTGAAGACTCTAGTTCTGTTCTTTTACAGGAAAACTTAGACCCAATTTTACAAGAAAATTATTCCAAAATATTAATTGAGTCCGCTGTTAGTCCAACACCAACAAATACTCTTACTCCAACCAATACCATTACGCCAACAAGAACCCTCACACCTACTCTCACCCCTACTAACACTATTACCCCAACCAATACTTTAACCCCAACAAGTTCGTTAACGCCTACTCCAACATTAACACCAACTAATACTCTTACCCCAACAAGAACCCTCACACCTACTCTCACCCCTACTAACACTATTACCCCAACCAATACTTTAACCCCAACAAGAACCCCTACTCTGACACTTACCCCAACCAATACACTTACCCCAACAAGTTCGTTAACGCCTACTCCAACATTAACACCAACTAATACTCTTACCCCAACACCGACATCGACTCCATTATTAACCCCAATCACGTACTTAGTTGTAGGTGGTGGTGGAGGTGGTGGTGGTAACTGGGGAGGTGGTGGTGGTGCCGGACAAGTTGTCACAGGTTCAACCAATTTATCTAAAAATGTTACATACAATGTTATAATAGCAAATGGTGGTACAGGTTCAACAGGTACAGGTCAAGGAACCAATGGTGGTACAACGACATTTAGTGGGACAAGTTTATCTGTAACTGCAATAGGTGGTGGCGGTGGGGGTTACAACACAACACCATCAACTGCAACTAATGGTTCTAACGGAGCATCAGGCGGTGGTGGTGGAGGAGGTGGAACTTCAAGGTCAACAGGTGGAACGGGAACTAATGGATTTAACGGAGGTAGTGTAACTGCCGATAGTAACGGTGCAGGTGGTGGAGGTGGTTCATCTCAGGTAGGTACAAATGGTTCATTTCCCGATGCAGGTGGAAATGGTGGTAACGGTACGACATTCAACATCACAGGTTCGGCGGTAGTTTATGCCGGCGGTGGTGGTGGAGGTGGGGCTAATGGTTCGACTTTAGCATCTGGCGGTACCGGTGGTGGAGGTAATGGTGGAAACACTACAAGTGGTGCGGGCGCCAACGCAACAGGATATGGTTCTGGTGGTGGAGGTGGTGCCACAAATAGCGGTAATGGAGGTAATGGTTCTAATGGTGTTGTTATTTTATCCATACCAACAAACCAACTTGGTACATATTCAGGTTCACCGACAGTTACAACAAACGGTATTTACACAATCCTTACATTTACAGGAAATGGTTCATATACCTCAACGTCGATACCTCCAACTCCAACTCCAACACCAACAGTAACACCAACAAACACATTTAGTGCTGGTTTATATAAAACAACGTATTCTGGATACCATAACGAAAATCCGGCGTTTTTCGCAACTGCAACTCCAACAACTTTTGGTGCGAATCCCGCAACCTCGGTTCAAACAACAACAATAACTGAACCTGGAACTGATGATGGGTCTAATTTTAGTTGTCAATGGTTAGGATATTTCAAATCGACAACAACAGAAACATATACATTCTACTTATCGAGTGATGATGGTTCTTATCTTTGGATTGGTGCAAATGCATTATCAGGTTTTACCACCGCTAATGCCAATATAAACAATGGTGGAGCACATGGAACTCAGGAAGTATCAGGTACATTTTCATTAACCGCCGGAACTTATTACCCAATAAGAATACAATTTGGTGAGATTGGTGGTGGTGATGTTATGACATTTAACTACTCAACACCGACCATAACAAAAACAACAAATGTGACAGGTTTAGTTTTTTATAATCCATCAACAAATGGATTTTAATTAAAATAAAAAGAACAATATTTATACAATATGGCTAGTTTACCAATATCACAATTACCAGAATTAACAGGATTAACCTCAAATTCTGAATTACCAGTTTCACAAGGTGGGGTAACGTATAAAATTAAGAGAGGTAATATGGCCACAGGTAAGTTTTACGGTTCTTTTTACCATACAACTACACAGTCGGGATTTACCGCAAATACCACATATGTTTTAAGTGCTTCAACAATTTCAGAAAATAATGGTATAACAGTCAATGATGGAACTAAGTTTACCGTTTCAAGTGGTGCAACATATAATTTACAATTTTCCGCTCAAGTACAAAAAACACAGGGAGGTTCTTCTGAAGATATGTATATATGGTTGAGAAAAAATGGAGCGGATGTTCCATCTTCCAACACAAAAATAACCTTAGCCAATAATGGTGTTTTATTGGTCGCTTCTTGGAATTTTGTGATAACATTATTATCAAATGAATATTTAGAATTAACGTTTCAAGTAACGAGTCCAAATATAATTGTTTTTGCCACACCATCAAATAGTATACCCGCAATCCCATCGGTTATAGTTACACTTGTACAAATCTAACTATTTATAGAATATGGAATTTTTTATTAGACAAGGAGCATCAGAACCAATCTTAAAATTAAGATTAATAGACGACGGTAAAAACGATAAGTCTGGATTTAACGATGCACTTGAAAATTGTGATATTACATTTGAAATGTTTAATATTGAAAATGGTGAATATGAAATTTTAAATTCAGGATGTCAAATCACAACAAGAGATAAGAAATACGACCAAACAACTGATGAATATTATATTGTTCATAGATTTACTGAATCTCAAACCGCAAACATAGGAAAATACGAGGGAAAGGTAACCGTTCAGTTCTTAGATACCAATCTAAATCCAACAACAAAATTGATTTTACCCGTTAAGGAAAAATTATTTATCACCATATTTTGATAATCAAATTTTTTTCTGTATATTTTTGACAAGACTAATTACGGATGTTCCGTAAGATAATGTGTCACTTAAAAAATATACATAATGAAAGAAATTATTTCGCAAGAAGTTATTGAAAACTTCTTAAATGGTTGGGACCCTGAAGAATACATAGTAGGGGTTGAGTATGATTACCGAACCAACAAAATCTACAAAGTTATCCAAGACCCGGAAAGGGGTAAAATCGTTAAACCTGACACCTTCACACCATTTTTATGGGTTGGTGACTTATCTGAATTTAATTTTTATCAAGGAAACAAAACACTTCAAAAGAAAAAAATGGGTGAATATGGTATCTTGATTGAAAAATTAAGAACGGAAGGGAATACTCGATTAGAAAATGGACAAACTTTTTTGGTTAAAAGTTTAAAAGGGTATACTGAATTAATCAATTTTTTTAAAGAGGGTGGAATTGACCCATGGGGTGATAAATTTAAATCATCTTTTACAATACTAAACCCTGTTGAACAGTACCTTATACAGAAAAAGAAAAGACTTTTTAAAGGTATTGAAGATTATTCTGGTGTAAATAGATTTGTTTTTGATATCGAGACCACGGGTTTAGACCCTTTAACCTGTAATATTATATTGATTGGTGTTAAGGATAACCGTGGTTTGGAAAAGACAATCCCCGCATTTGGTGAGGACGGTGAAAAGAAATGTATCGAGGAATTCTTCAACATAATAAAAGAAAAGAAACCAACAATTATTGGTGGTTATAACTCAGCATTTTTTGATTGGCCGTTTATTTTAAAACGAGCAGAAATATTGGGAGTTAATATTAAGGAATTAACTCAAATATTTACAAAACAAGGAATTAGAGAGAAGAAGGGTATGTTGAAACTTGCAAACGAGCAAGAAGAATACATTCAACATAATATATGGTGATTCAATATTATTGATATCGCACATTCTGTTCGTAGAGCCCAAGCAATCAATTCTGAAATAAAATCTTGGGGTTTGAAATACATCACCAAGTACTTAGAAAAAGAAAAACCTAATCGTGTTTATGTGGACGGTGCATGGATTTCAAAAATATATTTGGATAATGAATTATATTATGTAAATCCAAAAACGGGTAACTACAAGAAAATTGGTGAACCTGGAACTGATAATTTATTGGAGAAATATCCGGGTAAATTTGAAATATGGTCAGGTAGTAGAATTGTTGAACAATATCTTGATGATGACTTGTATGAAACTATGGTGGTTGATGATTCTTTTAGTCAGTCAACATTTTTGATTTCAAAACTTGTACCAACAACATATGAGAGAATTGCAACAATGGGTACCGCCACTTTATGGAAAATTATCATGTTAGCTTGGTCATATGAAAATAATTTAGCTGTTCCCGCGAAAGATTCTAAACGACCATTCACAGGTGGTTTATCTCGTTTATTAACTGTGGGTTATGCTAAGAACATTGTTAAGTTTGACTATTCTTCACTTTATCCATCAATACAATTAGTATATGATATTTTCCCTGATTGTGATATCATGGGTGTACAGAAATCGATGTTGAAGTATTTCCGTAACATTCGTATAAAATATAAACATTTGGCCGGAGAACTAAAAGATAGTGACCCGGTTCAGTCGGAAATGTACGACCGTAAACAATTACCAATTAAAATCTTTATCAATGCTTATTTTGGTTCATTGTCCGCACCACATGTATTTCCGTGGGGTGAGATGGATTCGGGTGAAACAATTACATGTATTGGTCGTCAATGTCTTCGTATGATGATTATGTTCTTTGAAAAGAAAGGTTATAAACCACTTGTAATGGATACGGACGGTGTAAACTTTGAGACTCCTGAGAATATAAATGATACAGTTTATGTTGGTAAAGGGTATAACGAGTTAGTTATTGAAGGTAAAGAATATAAAGGAATTGAAGCGGACACCGCAGAATTTAATGACATCTTCATGAGAAATGAAATGGGTCTTGATATCGACTATATCGCTCCATCATGTATTAATGTATCAAGAAAAAACTACATCATTAAATTGATGAAGAAAGGAAAAGAAAAAATCAAATTAACGGGTAATACCATTAAGTCTAAAAAATTACAACAATACATTGTTGAATTCTTGGATGAAGGATTTAAATACCTATTAAATGGTGATGGTATATCATTTGTTGAATTGTATTTCCAATATGTAGAAAAGATTTATAATAAACAGATTCCATTATCAAAAATAGCAAACAAATCTCGTGTTAAACAATCTGTTGAGGATTATAAGAAACACATACAGAAGGTAACGAAAGCTGGGTCATTAATGTCAAGACAAGCCCATATGGAATTGATTTTACAGAATAACTATAATGCGGGTCTTGGTGAAACAATTTATTACATTAATAATGGTACTAAGAAGTCTTCAGGGGATGTTCAGAAAATAAGTAAACCAACAAAAAAACAACAAGAGGAATATTATAATACACACGGTAAATCAATGCCAAACAATTATCTTGAGATTAACTGTTATATGATTTCTGAAAAGGAACTAAATGAAAACCCCGATATGACGGGAGATTATAACGTACCGAGATATTTGAGTAACTTTAACAAACGTATTGAACCTTTATTAGTGGTTTTTAGTCCTGAAATTCGTAATGATATCTTAGTTGAAAAACCAGAAGATAGACAATACTTCACAAGTAAACAATGTGAATTAGTTAACGGATTTCCAATAAGTGAGGATGGTCAAGATAAGTATGATGAGGTAATGACACTATCAGATAGTGAAGTTATATTTTGGAATAAAATTAAACGAGACCCATTCTTTATGTATGTTGATGATAGTATTAAATTGGTGGATAAAAATTGGGTTGATTACAACCGCAAAGTTTTATTATCACAAGAAAAAAGTACAATCAGTAATGAGGATGAAATAATCAAAACCGATGGTGTTGATTATGCTTACCACGCCATTGATATATAATTAGATTACGTTATATGGTGATTGCATCGGTCTGTACTTTAAAGCTTTATTGAGATTCTCCGCCTCCATACCTTTTCTTTCGAGAACTTTATCGGGGCGGAGTCTTTCTAATCTTAACATTAACTCCTCAACTAATTTAAGTTTTTCATCTTTACCTTCAGTAAGTAATGAAGTATAATCCAATTTAACTGGACTATCCGGAACTTGTAAATCACCTGAGAACTTACCCCATATTCTTCCTAAACCTTCTTTAGAATAGGCAATAAGATATTTTCTAACCCAATTTTGTGCTGGTTTATTTAAGTCATCCCAAACTAATTGTTCGGTTTGAACATCTGATGGTAATTTAATTATATCTTTATTTTTATCTAAACACGTATCTCTATCCATCGTATCATAATACCAATACCAAACTTTACTTCTATTGTTTTGTATTGAACCGAAATCATATTTACCACCCGGTACATTGGATAAGTGAATTATCTTAGTACCGTTTGGTCCTGCTGTAATTCTATATGTTAAGTCACCACCAATTAATCTATTCTTTAAATTTCTGTCACCCATTCTTAATAAAAGGTCAAAAGCTGGCATCATAAAATATGAACCAGATGTACCTTGTTGAGCGAATCCACCTACACCACCAAATGCAACACCACCCAATCCACCGAATCCACCTAAAAATGGGTCGACAATTGAATCGGTTAACTCAGCCCTTGAGAACCATAAAAGTTCATTAATTTCTCTTCCGGCGGGAATTACATAAGTTTGCGTATTTGCGGATAATTCAATATAATCTTTTTTTAATTCACTATTACCACCTGTTTGTAATCCAACTATTTTTGAATAAGCATGTGAGTATTGTGTTTCGTAATCTAAACTTCTAGTTGTAAAAGCTCTTGTTAATGATTGAGTATCCACGTCAATACCTATTAATGCTGACCATTGTGATTCTATTAACCAATCACTTACATATTGTTCATATTCAGATAAAGACAATTCCAAAAATGTGTCCATCTGTTCTTCAGTTAATTCAATACCTCTAACGGGTAATCCTAATAAATGAAAAACCTGAGTATATAATTTTTGTTTTTGTGGATTTGTAATAATAGTTGCACTCATATTTGTTTTTATTAATAAATATCTGTATATTTTAGTTTATGATGAATAATAAAATGGACATAAAAGAAAGACTGAAGAATATTACCATAGACCCATTGTGTAAAACATCAGTTTCAAGAGAAGTTATGTTACAAGTACAAAGAAAAAATGCGTACAAAATACCAATTTCAATAGAAATCAACAGAATATTGAAAGAACTTTACAGTCCATTAGGTTTGTGGGGTCAGAATCCAAAATCAAAAGATGTCGATTTGGGGGTTTTGGATGAAAATGGAAATTGGGCAATTCAAAATTTATTTGATACGAATTATTCTTGTCAAGAGGTTTTATTTAATAGATGTAATTTATCAATTTTAAATTTATATAGAAAAAAGGGTATTGAAAGTATTAAGATATTAGATGAGACTTTTTCATATAAAGACCCAATTATTATTGATGAAGAGACATTAAAAGACGAGAAAGAGACAATACATAGATTTAAAAAACTATTAATTATTGTCGACCATTTTAAAAGTAAGATATTTTTACCAGGTAATGAAATTTTTGATACCATGGTTGAAATATGTTCAAACACAATGTCAAGAGGAGATAATACACAAAAATTTTATGTTGATAAAATACATGATTTTTTTAATGATATTGTAGACATAAAAGAGTCGGGCGGACTTGGTGATTTTGAAGACAGAAAAAAAGGAGTTGATGTTTGGACTAAACATAGTGATGACAAAGTTTTAAAACACCAAATAAAGGGTACATGTGATTTAACATCAGTCAATGGTGGTTATTTAGTTAATTCAGCATTAAGTCAAACATCTAAATGTAATTTATATGTTTTTGTTTGTGACGATTACAGAATACTTATATTAAAAAACGATAAAAATGAGATGGAATGGACTAAAGATGGTGTATTCTTCCCAATAAATTTAAAAGTTAATGAAAAATTTTATCCCTAATAAATTAAATGAAATTTTAATATTGTCTTCAAAAAACAATATGGAATTTGTGTATCAAAAAGAAGGTGAAGAAAACTTTATTGAATTTTCTATTGAACCTGAAAGAAAAATAACGATTAACATCGTAAATGAAAAAGATAAAAATCTGAAAAAACTAATCAATAAAAAATTTGAGGATTTAAACCAACTCTTTAAGTAAAGATGTTGCAAAACTTTCTGAAAAATCCCCATCACCCATTACTTGGTCAATAATGTTCTTTTTCTTATTTAAAATATTATATACAATTTTTTCCATCGTATTTTCAAATATCGGGTAATAAACCATTACATTTTTCTTTTGTCCGTATCTAAACGCCCTATCTTCCGCTTGACTATGGTGAGCTGGAACAAATGATAAGTCATTCATAATTACAACCTCAGCTTCAGTTAATGTAATTCCCACTCCACCGGCAATAATATTTGAAATAAAAATCTTTACCTTATCTTCACTCTGAAATCTATCAACACTCTGTTGTCTTTTTTCTTTTGACATTCTACCATCAAGAACGACCGAATTCTTTTTGTATTTTTCGTGTAACATATCAAGTGTCATTGTGAAGTTTGTGAATACAATAACCTTTTTACCCTGTTCCAAACATCTATCAATGATTTCCGAAGTGTACTCCACCTTTTCATATGATATAACCTGTCTAACCTTCATTAGTCGATTAATAGTAATACTTAACGATTCTTTATTTTTATTCTCATTAGTAATCCTCATGAAGTCTTCCAATTCTTCATCATAGAAAGTACTTTTCAAATCTAAAAATATAGGTGTGATGATTTTATCTGGTAAATCTAATATATCCGTTTTCATTCTTCTAAGAACAATATTTTTAGTCCTTTCTCTTAGTTCGTCTAAATTAGTTGCGCCACCCGTATTCCAAATCTTTTTACCATTAACAGTAAATTGATATCCACCGCAGTATCTTTTTACATACGTCTGCCAATTTAATGCAATAGGGGAATTAACAATTTTAAGAATATTATAATAATTTATTGGTCTTGATGTCATTGGTGTTCCTGATAATAACCAAACTTTAGGTATCTTTTCAACTATATCATTAATTAATTTGGTTCTGTTTGCCGTTGGGTTAGATATCATGTGGGCCTCATCGATGATAACTAAATCAAATTTTTCTTTTAGTATTGGTTGTCGTATTTCTTCACCTAAAGCAACCGATTCCATAGAATGGTAATTTTTAATTATATCGTAATTTATGATGTAATAATCAAAAGTAGACCCCCACTTTTTACCCTCAACAATTAAAACTTTTTTATCAGAATAGTTTTCAATCTCCCTTTGCCAGTTAATCTTTAATGATGCTGGACAAATGATAAGAACTTTTTTTGCTCCACTTTCCATGGACGCAATGATTGCGGATGTTGTATTATGAGTAACAATTGCGTGTTCAGTTACATACAATTTATCAGGAGAATCTACTGAAATACAAATGGCCTCACCATTACCCTCAAATTTAATATCTTTAATATATCTACCAACCTTATATTTTTCGGGAGTATTGTATAAATCGTATTTTCTTTTAAGTTTAAATGGATTCATCCCTGATGGTAATTTTATATTAACTCTATAAGATTTTTTACCTTCTTTTTTTTCACCCTTATATGTATAGTTAGTTGTTCTACTTTTTTTTCTGGCAATACCACCTAAACTATGAACAATTTCAATAACATCATCACACAATCTTTCTGATACTGTTGAAAATTCAGTCCCTTCAAAATTTCCTTTTTTACCGATAGAACAAGTCCCATCAGTATCCATTAAACCTTTTAAAATTTCTAATCTATCATTAATTGATGAGTATTTATATTTGGTTGGAATAAATTTATTATGCGAACCGCAACCCATCAAATTTAATTCTTTTAAAATTTGAATTATCGGATTAGTATGTCCTGTTTTTTTTGTTAATCTATAACCATATTTTGAATTTTTATTTTCCGTAATTTGTGAATTTTCAGGTAAAATAGGTTTAATATAATTAACAATTTCAACATCCTCAGTTGTAAAAGAAACACCTTTTTGTGTTATACCCCCATCACCTAAAATCAACCCTAATAAATAAGGGTTTAATTCCAATTCGTTAGAATTAAATTCAATTGGTTTAACAATAGGTATTTGCCACTTACTATTACCCCCTTTTTCCTTAAAATAAGTTTTAAATTTATAATTTCTATTAATATTATTTTTCTCACCTGAGACTTCTAAAAATAATTCTTCATCAATCATTTGACCAATAGATAAAACAATTTCTTTTTTATTACGAGAATTTTTAGTATTATGACCAAAACTTCGTGCCCTAACAGAAAACAAATGTTCTTTACAGACTAAGACAGAAACACCATCGTTAAATGTTACTCTATATAAATCTTTAATTCCTTGAGGATAGACACCTTGAACATTACATTTTTTACCATCACTACCTATAACTTCATCACCAATTTTTAAGTCACCAATTCTTTTTCTACCATAAGGTGTAAATACTTTATTTTCAACAAATTCTGCTTTACCGAGGCCCATATCATCTGCAAGGATATACCTATCATTTGCCAATAATTTTTCAATGGCAACTTTTTGATGTTCCATTGGTGGTCTCTTTGAATATGGTGAATAATCGACTTCTCTATTTAATTTTTTTTCTTCTTGAATTATGGATGATTTGGGTAACCACATTGCGTAGTTTTTCTCACTTTCATTTACCCTACCCCAAATATGATAAGCTTTATCACTTTCACATAATAATTTTTCACACCATATTTTTTCTGGTACTTTTGGAAGATGTTTATCTTCCATCAGTTTTTCACCAAAATTTGATGCAACGTTGATATACTTTTTTGCAACACGAGGTACTACTTCGTGGTACTTAATCACATATTCAGCTTGTGGACGAGTTAACTTAAAATTCTTAACTTCTAAGAACTTTTTTTTGAATTCTAATAAATAATTATTAAAACCCTCATACTTTGTCAATATGTCCCTCGCCTCTATTTCAGGTATGGTACTTTGCATATATTAGTAAATATAAAGAATTATAATCAATAATGGAACTATTTATTGATATGAATAATCGACTCCCAATTACGAGAATAAGTAAATTTTTTTCCCAAGATGACTTTGATTTAAATGTTAGAATGGGTGAAGAATACTTACATGGTGATTTAGGTATGAAATTGGTATTATTTAGGGTTGATAGACAAAAAACTGACACTGATGAGGTATATGGTGAAGTGGGTAAAGATGATATTAAATTTTTACCACCTGTTGAATTTTACGGTTTAGTTAAGGTTGAAGAATCAAAAAATAACAGTTATACTAAAGGTTTAAATAGATATTTGGAACCTGGTAATATGACAATATCGGTTTACCTAAACCATTTAGATGAATTAAAAGTAGATATTAGATACGGTGATTACATTGGTTATCCGGAATCTGAAGAAAAAATAAGATATTATACTGTATCTAATGATGGTAAATTAACCGCAGATAATAAACATAATATGTTTGGTTATAAACCATTCTATAGAACGATACTTTGCGTTCCGGCACAAGAAACAGAATTTAGAGGGATATGAAAATAATAATAAATGAAAACCAATTAAAACTACTGTTAGAACAGGAAGGGTTTGATGAATTAACTGTTAAAGTTTCAGAAAGATATCCTGATTCCGTTTATTTAATGCGTTTTATAAGTGATTTTGTTAAAAAATCAGGATGTCAAAAAATTAATATTGAATCACTTAAACATGGTGCGATGGGTTTGTCTTTAGTCGATAGAGTTGTTATTAATGAAAAATCATTAGATTTACCATTATCAAATTTTCTTTATGTCTTATTTCATGAAGTTGCTCATCAATATCAATATAAAAAGTATGGTATTGATAAAATGTTCGGAATTTATAATGGTGATGTTTCCGTCGATGAAGGTGCAAAATTTATGAAATATTTGGAAAATGTTGCTGATGATTTTGCAATTAGAAAATTAAGAGAAATTAATAAATTATTTGATGATAAAATCAAAATAAACTCAAATATAAGTAAAACTTACGAAAATATTCCCATAGATTATTATAAAAATCTAATTAATATTTTTATTAAAAAAATTAAAGATAGTAATTATAGTAGTAAAGAGGATATAAGTGAAATACTTTACAATTACGTTAAAAACGGATAATAATGGGATTACCTAAGAAAAAAAATAATATACAAGTTTACGGTCAACCTGAAAATGAGGAAGGTTCCATCATTGGAAGAAGAAAAGAGTTATTGGAAAGAATAACAAAATCTGATACCTTTTTACCCGATTCAGTTTTACATGATGACCTTGATTTGGGTATGCTTGATTTTGTTAAAGAAAATTTCAAAGTTGTATCTGACGGTAATCAAATCCCTATTATTCCTAAAATATTAACAATACAAAGATGGGGTGAGTTCACAAATAATTGGACATTTTCGGATGATGATGGTAATATTAAGTTACCATTTATTGCAATCGTAAGAAAGCCAGATGTTCAATTTGGAACTAATCCGGCAGCACAAAGAACAATTCCCGATAGAAGAGATTTTTTTTACGCTAGTGTTCCAACATGGGACGGTAATCAACTTGGTGCTGACATTTATAAAATACCACAACCAATTGCGGTTGATATAACTTTTGATGTGACAATTGTTTGCACAAAATTTAGAGACATTAATAAATTTAATAAGGTTGTTTTACAAAAATTCTCATCTCGCCAATCATATACATCTGTAAAAGGTCATTTTATACCCATAGTATTGGATAGAATCGAAGATAATACCCCGATGGATACTTTGGACGGTAGAAGATTTTACATCCAAAATTACACCTTTACAATGTTAGGATTCCTAATCGATGAAGAGGAGTTTGAAGTTAAACCGGCAATCAATAGAATTTTAACCATGGTAGAGACTGATTTAAGGTCAAGTAGTACACCAAGACCAGAAATTAACTTATCAATAACAAGTTCATATTCAAGTGGTTCAATTGTTTCACAATATTCCGTAATTGCATCACGTAAAGTTGATAAGACGGTTGAAATATCATTTGACGACATATTAGGTGTTACAACGGGAGGTACTGTTACAATACCGGTTAAATTATTTATTGAACCTAAACAAATTTCAGGTACGACCGAATATACTGTTAATGGTGTTTATTCGGGTTTAAGTCAAACTAATACTTTTAGTGGATTAACGGTTAATACGATAGGTAGAAGTAATTTTGATTTTACAACAACAAAAACTTCAACTTTCGAATCTTAAAATTAATCACCATAGATATCTTTTTTCTTTGGTATTTCTATGGATTTATCTTCTTTACAAGTTTCATCAATCCATTTTTGAACAATTTTATAAATTTTCAATCCTTTTTTATCGCAATATTCTTTTATCATCTTATGGTGTTTTTCACTAACCTTGATGTTTTTGGTGGTATTTTCCATGATAAAGATAAATATTGATACTAAAGGATAAATTAGTGTCCATAAGGATATTTTTTAATAAAGTCAAGGAAATCTTTGCTAAAAACAAACATATTTATAGAAAAGTAATAAAAATTAATTAACCAAACAAGAAAAAAAATGGCAAATTCAAATAAAGTGTTTGTATCTCCAGGTGTGTATACATCGGAAAAAGATTTATCATTCGTAGCACAGAGTGTTGGGGTGAGCACATTAGGGTTAGTGGGTGAAACTTTAAGAGGTCCCGCTTTCGAACCAATATTAATAACAGATTTCGACGCATTTAAATTATATTTTGGAGGTACATCACCGGAAAAAGACGGCAATAATAATCCAAAATATGAATTACCTTATGTGGCAAAAGCATATCTTCAAGAATCTAATCAATTATTTGTAACAAGAATTCTTGGTTTAACAGGATATAAACCAGTTAAAACATTCGCGATTCAAACAATCGGAGGTGTTGAGGTTGGTTCGTTAAGTGGAACTACCACCGGAACTACAATCCCTTCAACAACAGGTATTACAGGTAGTACTTTCTACACTTTCTTATCTGATAAGAAAGCTTATGACGGTAACACTATTACTGACTACATTGTTACAAACTTTAGTGGTAACACTTCAAGTAACAATAATAATTGGTTTGTTTTGGGTAATGTACCATATTCAGGGACATCGGGTTTAACCGGAACTGAAGTTATCTCACCATTAACAGGTTTGGATAACGCAAATAATTACAACTCAAAAGAGTGGTATAATACATTAGTTAATACTGCAGGTACTGAAGTATATTCATACCTATTTGTTTACAGTAGTGGAACAAGTCGATTTAATGTGACAAGATACACGTACAACGCAACCACATATAGTGATTACGACGGTCAAGTTGTTGCCGCTTTCAGGTCAAGAGGTTCATATGCGGGACAAACTTTAAATTTAGAAGTTACATCAAATTCTAACTTTAATATTTCTGGTTCAGATTTAGTGGTTAACCCATTATCTGAATTTACAGTTAATGTAACAGGTTCTACAAGTGGAGCGAAAACATTTACTTGTAGTTTAGATACAACATCATCAAAATATGTTACAAAAGTTTTGGGTGTTGATGTATATGATAAATTAAAAACAGATGTTCCAATTTATGTTTACGAATCATATCCAAAATATTTATTACAAGCATTTCAACAAGGTTATATTAGAGGTATCAGTTTAACTGAAGTTTACAATACAGAAACCAATAATTTCTTAACAGAGTGGGATACACCAATGTCACCAACTGTTGTTTCTGAAGTTAGAGGTGGTAATGTTGCAGATTTATTTGAAGTAATAACAATTTCTGACGGTGAGGATTCAAACACACAACTTAAAATTTCAGTTGTTAACATTGATTTAGATACTTACGAATTTGACTTTTTAGTTCGTGATTACTATGATACTGATGACAATATGGTTGTTCTTGAGAAATTCACAAGGTGTTCAATGAATCCAGATGTACCGGGTTATATTGCTAAGAAAGTTGGTACATCGGATACTGAATATGAATTAAATTCAAAATACATCATGTTGAATATGGCCAGTAATCACCCAACAGATGCGTACCCATCAGGTTTTAAAGGATTTGTAAGTAACTCAAACTTTGGTAGTAGTACTATAGGTTCTGTTATGTATAAAACAGAATACTACAATGCTGGTGATGTTATAGGATATAATTCTGACGGTTCATCAATAACAACTTCAGGTGATAAAGTTAAAAAAGTATGTTTAGGATTCTCAACTCAAACAGGATATGATGATGATTTGTTAAAATATAAAGGTAAAGCTGCCGCCGACACTACTAAAGGTTTCCATTTATCAACAAATGCGTCAACAATTACAGGTACAACATTCTTAACCACACCTTATGATTTAGAAGGACAAACAGGAGCAGATAATTTCTTAACAAATATCAACTACCGTAAATTTACATTTGCATTATGTGGAGGTTTCGATGGTTGGGATATCTACAGAAATGTAAGAACTTATGGTGACGGTTATATCTTTGGTAAGAAAACTTATGTTTCAGGAAATACAAACAACGGTGGTGTATTCAGTACAACATCAGGAAATAGTGACTACTATTCATATGTTAAAGGTATTGATACTTTCGGTAACCCTGAAGCGGTTGATATCAACATATTTGCTACACCTGGTATTAATTTCTACGACCATAGTTCATTAACATCTTACTCAATCGATATGGTTGAAGGAGATAGAGCGGATTCACTTTATATAATTGGTTCACCTAATTATAGTACTGTTGATGAGGTAGTGGGAGCATTAGACGGTGTGGCAATGGATACAAACTATTCAGCTACTTACTTCCCTTGGATTCAAATTAGAGATGTAGATAACGCAACTCAACTTTATATTCCACCTACAGGTGAGGTAGTGAGAAATATCGCATTAACAGATAACGTATCTTTTCCTTGGTTCGCAGTTGCTGGTTATTCAAGAGGTTTAGTTAAATCAATTAAAGCTGTTAAGAAATTAACACTTGATGAAAGAGATGAACTTTACAAAAATAGAATTAACCCAATCGCCACATTCTCTGATACTGGCACAATTATTTGGGGTAACAAAACTCTTCAAGTAAGAGAATCAGCGCTTGATAGAATTAATGTAAGAAGATTATTATTGAGAGCAAGAAAATTAATTTCAGCAGTTGCCGTTAGATTGATATTTGAACAAAATGATGAACAAGTTCGTAATGAGTTCTTGAGATTAGTAAATCCAATATTAGACGCAATTAAGAGAGAAAGAGGTTTATATGATTTCCGTGTAACGGTTTCTAACGACCCAGCTGATATAGATGCAAATACATTGAGAGGTAAAATATTTATTAAACCTACTCGTTCACTTGAATTTATTGATGTTGAGTTTGTAATAACACCAACAGGAGCTTCATTTGATAATATTTAATAAAATAAAAAGGGAAGGTGTAAAAACCTTCCCAACTTATATGTTTCCCGTGAAACAAAAAAAGTATAAAAAATATAAAATTATAATACCCAGTATAAATGCTCCAGTATACTAGAACTAGTATTTTATTATCTAGTTATTTATTTTCAAGTTTTATTAATCTAGTTAATTTATTTCTAGTAATTAATACTAGTATAAAGAAAAAATACGAAAAATAATTGATAAAGTCAAGTATTTCCAATAAAAAAAATATTTTTTAAATAAGAGTATATTTATAATAAAGTAAATAAAAAAATTAAAACCAAAAAATACACATGGCAGATTTATTAATGAAAATGCCGGTTCCATACGAACCGAAAAGAGTTAACCGATTCATCTTGAGATTTCCTTCTTCATTAGGTATCAACGAATGGTATGTATCGGCAACATCCAGACCAAAAGCAAAAATTACTTCAGTAGCAATACCGTTCATCAATACATCAACTTATGTTGCCGGTAGATTTGAGTGGGAAGAAATGTCAGTAACGTTTAAAGACCCTATTGGTCCTTCAGCGTCACAAGCGTTAATGGAATGGTTTCGTTTACATGCGGAGTCAGTAACAGGTCGTATGGGATATGCTGCTGGTTATAAAAAAGATATTGAATTAGAAATGTTGGACCCAACGGGTGTCGTGGTAGAAAAATGGATTCTTCAAGGAACGTTTTTAACAACCTTGAGCTTTGGAGATTTAGATTACTCAAGAGATGATATAGCAACTATCCAAGCTGGTTTAAGAATGGATAGATGTATCCAAGTTTATTGATTTTTTTACATTAAAATACACCTATCCATTTACAATATTGGTAAGTTCCCGTATAAATATATATACGGGAATTTTTATTTGTAAAATATATCAAAAAGAATGTAATGGAATAAATTCATTAAGGGGTCACTCAATTCAAAAACATAATATAACCTTTACTTTTATATTGAAGTTTCGTAAATTGATATAGTTATAAATAAAACAAATTTATGGAAGAATATAGAATTGACCCCACGATTGCGTATGATGTCGTGGAATTACCTTCAAGAGGTATTCATTATGCAAATAAGAAGAAATCACTTAGAGTAGGTTATCTAACCGCTTCAGATGAAAACATTCTTTCCGCTCAGAATTTAATTCAAAATAATAGTGTAATAGATGAACTTTTAAAAAGAAAAATTTTAGATAGGGATTTTATTGTTGACGAAATTTCGGATGAAGATAAACAGGCGGTTTTAATCTTTTTAAGAAGTACGGCTTTCGGTCCTGAATATACGTTCTATCTTAATGATACAAAAACAGATAAAGAATTTACTGCCGTTGTTGATTTAAGTGAAATATCATTTAGAGAATTTAAACTTGAACCGGACGCAAACGGAGAATTTCAGTATGTTATGCCAAAATCAAACATTGAAATTACATTTAAATTCTTAACCCCAAAACAACAAAAAGAAATTGATGAAATTGAAAAAAGTTGGAATGGGAACGGTGTACCACCAATCGTCACAAAACAACTTGAAATGATGATTAAGACCGTAGCTGGTAATAAAGATATGATGAACATTAGAAACTTCATTGAAAAATTACCAATCAAAGATTCACAAGATTTCAGAAAATTTATTAAAGAAAACAAACCAAGTTTAGACCTAAAAAGAGAAGTAACCACCCCGTCAGGAGACAAAACCCAAGTTGAAATTGGGTTCGGGGTGGAGTTTTTTCGCCCTTTCTACGGATTATAAAAAAGGTCAATTAGACGAAATTCTATTCTTAGTAAAAAGAGGATTCTCTTATGGGGATATTATGGGAATGCCTGTCTATATTAGAAGGTATTATATAAACTATCTTATTGAGATAGAAAATAAAACTTAATCTATTTATAGGTATGGCCGCAAATCTTATTAAAGATATTAAATCAGGACTTTCTTATAATGACTATAAGAAAGAATTTATGGACTGCACAGAAGTGAAATCCAATGTTTCTTTAATGAATAATTTTAATTCTTATTGGTCAACATATAATTCAAAAGAACCAACAACAAACACAACTGACACACAAAATATTAACACACCGGATTTTTTAAGTGTTCAAAATCTTAGTTCCTCAGTAAAAAGTTATACTAGTGGTCCTTCCATAATTGAACCATCAGTAATACTTCAAACGGTATCGGATGTGGTAAAGAGTTTTTTTGGTAAAGAAGGCTCTATCGGTAAAGGTTTTCAAACAATAATACAGAACGGACTTGTAGCTTCATTAAATGGTATAAAGGATATATTAAAAGACCAAGTAAAATTACATAATGATGTAAATTCCGCACTTAGTATATCAGGAGATATGTCAGAGGCTCTAAGGGACAATATTAGGGACACCATACAACCCGCGGCCGCCTTTGGTTATCAATTAGAAGATGTTTCCGATACTGTAATTAAAATGATGAGAGAAACTGGTAGATTATCATCATTTAGTACTGAAGTGATGGGGAAATTACCATCTGTTTCAAGAGCGTTCGTTGAGGATATGGGAACATTAGGTAGTTATTTCAGACAATATGAATTGGTTGGTGTATCCGCCGAAAATACATTAGATTCATTTGAAAAAGGTGGGGAATCATCACTAAGGTTAGGATTAAACGCCAGAAAAGTAGTTAAAGAAACGGCAGACAATATTAGTAGAATTAATGAATATGGATTCTCTAAAGGTGTTGAAGGTTTAAATCGAATGGTTCAAAAATCAGTTGAGTTTAGAATGAACATGTCTGATATTTTTAAAATTGCCGAAGATGTTTTTGACCCTGATAAAGCAATAAATTTATCTGCTAATTTACAGGCAATCGGTGGTGCAATTGGAGATTTCAATGACCCATTAAAACTTATGTATATGGCAACAAATAATGTTGAGGGATTACAAGATGCACTAATTGGTGTTGCCGGTTCATTGGCAACATATAATAAAGAACAAGGTAAATTTGAACTTACAGGTGTAAATTTAAGAAAAGTTAGAGCATTAGCGGGTGAACTTGGTATGGATTTTAAAGATTTAGGTAAAATCGCAATTGCTTCAGCGGAAAGGTCTGCTGCGGCAACTGAATTAATGGCTAGAGGTTTAGATTTAAAACCAGAACAAAAAGAATTTTTAACCAACATTTCTAGAATGAAAGGTGGAAGAATGGTAATTGATGTATCAAACATGTCAGACCAATTCCAAGGATTAAAAGAAATTGCGTTAGGTGATTTAACTGAAAATCAAAAAAAGATATTATTGGAAAATCAGGAGACATTCAAAAAAATGTCGACAGAGGATATTGCAAAGGCTCAATATACTGAAACACAAAAAATGGCACTAAACGTTAGTGAAATAGTTGCAATGATGAAAGTTCAATTTGCTAAGGTAGCTAACCCATCTTTAAGAGGTGGTGTTGATAGCTATATTGCCTTTGCAAATAAATTTTTAAAGGATATTGTAAAGGGTGAAGGAGAGGCAGGAAAAGTAACAAATGAACTTAAATCAACAACCACCAAAATGGCTAATGATGAAAATAAAAAAATAAGAGCTCAATCACTTCCAACCCCAACCCCAACCGCAACCCCAACCTCTGTTGACAACCGTACAGGGTATAGTGATGTTAAAATATCCCTTGAATCTAATGTTAATCAAGATAGATGGAGAGCCGACCTAGAGAATCACCCGATGTTCGCTAAAAGCATTGTGAATTCTCTTAATAAAAGAGATTACACAAATGTTGGATAATAAAATTAAAAAACATCTATTTATAGAGTAAAACATAAATGCCAACTTATTTAGATTTTGACACCAGTAGGAACAAATCGGGAATACCCGATTCTAAGGACGGTTTTAGAGATTACTTAATCGCTAGAACTCTTAATGTACCTAATGGACCTCAGACTTTTACTAGTGCGAACTATACAGTACAAACACTAAGGGATATGCCAAATATAGACCCGGGTGATGTGAAAACAAATTGGGCTAACTATTACGGTCAAAATTCAGTTAATCTATACACACAACCAAATAACGTAATTGAGGAGTATATTAATACATCATTACCAACATTATCTTTATTAAATAATGGGGTTGTTGCTCAAGGTTATCCTAATTCATTTATTAAAAGTGAGACTAATTTAATTAGTATAATGACAGGTCAGAACTTTGATAATGATTCAAGGTTAATGAAATTTGCTACGAGTAATATTCGTGACAATAAACAAGGTCCCGTTTTTTCGAGAATACAAAGTAATTTAGAAGCGGCAACTGTTGGTAGAGATAGAATCATCGATGCTTTAAATGGAAATACACCGACCGCTTTAAATTTAATAACAGGTAGAGAACCGTTAATTGAATTTAATAATAGAATTACAGTATCGTCAAATTTAATAGGTAAGGGTATTGATTTCTTACAAACAGTTGCGGGTACACAATTACCTTTTAGTGAAATACCGGGTGATTATTTAACAAACCCAAGAAATCCGATACAAAATAGACCTGAATCAAAAACACAAGAGGGTGCTATCTTACAAGATATCACAGGTGCGATTGGCTCAATGGTTGGTATAGAAAGAAGACCAAAACCAGGAAGAAAACCTTCCGATTTGTTTATTGAACATATGGGTCAAGGACCTAAACAAGTATTATTCGATTTACTAACTTATTCAAAATATGCACCTAATTACACAACAACAGCTAGGTCACAACAATCATCTAAATTATTCCAATTTACAGATAATGTTGGACAAGGTGTTAAAAACATATTAGGTCTTGAAGCACCAAAAGGCCAATCTTACATGGGTGATGATAGAAGTAACGATGTTAAACTTACAATGTCCGATTTTAATGACAATGTAGTTAAAAGTAGTTACTATCTTAGTTTAATGTTTGACCCTATCGCCGCTGCGTTATTTGAAAGAAAAATAAACATTTCACAAGGTGGTAACATTGGAAGTAATTTAACATGGATTAGTAAGAACTCTAAAAATAAATTAGGTCAAAGTAAAATAACCATTCCATTTGAAGGACTCAATAAATCAGGTACAAATACATACAAAAGAAAAGAAGATATGGGTCATCTTCAAGAATCCTTATCTACAAAATATGGATTTAGACCTGATTCAATTTTAGATAAAACACAACAACTTTTGGATTCGATGCCAAAGGATGGTGGAGCCTCACGTACACATGTGGGTAATGTTATTGACCAAACAAGTAGAATCTTTAAGGAAGGTGAAACGGTAATGTCAAGAGGTTCTAATATTAAGTATACTGATAAATTTTCGGGAGAAGAGACAGGAGTTGAGTACTGTAGGGTATGGACAAAAGATAGGGCATATATGAACTATTCTGACACTATGAAAAGAACCTCAAACATTAGAAAATTTGATGATAGTGTCATGGGAGGCGGAAGTAAACCGTGGAATTTAAATATCGCACCGATGTCCGACGGTAATAAAAATTTCAAAGGGGTATCAACAAACATAATTAAAAAAGGAGATGGATTCTACGCTCAAAAATATATGTTTTCAATCGAAAATTTAGCTTGGAAAACATCAAACACACCTGGATTTACCTATAACGATTTACCATATTGTGAAAGAGGAAATAATGGTGGTAGAGTTATGTGGTTTCCACCATATGATTTAAAAATTAGTGAAAACAACAGTGCAAGATGGACGGACAATACCTTCTTAGGTAGACCCGAACCGATTTATACATATCAAGATGCAACTAGAACGGGACAGTTATCATTTAAAGTTGTTGTCGACCACCCAAGTATTTTAAACTTATTGGTTAGAGAACACTTTAAGAATATGAGTGATGAAGAAACTGAAAATTATATTAATGCATTTTTTGCTGGATGTCAGGAACTTGATTTTTATGCTTTAATTAGAAAATATACACAATTAGATTCTAGTGACGCTGCATTAATTCAATCGTTTTTAAATAACAATAAAGAACCTGATATGATATTGGAATACATGCCGGCTGTTGATAGTCCCGTTAATGTTGACCCTAATAACGGTAGTGGTAGTGGTTCGGGAGATAACGGTGGAAAAGGTGGTGCCGATAACATTATATTAAAGTTCGCAAATGATATACCGGGTTCAAAACTTAAATTAGAATCATCCGGTAAGTATTCTGATTTATACCAATCATATATCCCTTTAGGTTCAACAACTTATCAAAATACACTCGTCTCACTTCTACATACAATGACGGGTAAAACCGACCCTCAAATTATATTGGAAACCGAATATATTTTTGGTTCGAAAAAAACAAATGGAGCAACCCCACCCGTGGTATCATTTACAGATAGTGAGGTAGATATTCAAAAAAATTTATTAGCAAAGGGGTTTACGGACGCTCAAACAAATTACGACACATTTATTAAAACATTAAGTGAAATAAAAACCAATTTAAGTGGTAAGACAGCCCAAGATATAACAATAACAATCGAATCGTCATGTTCATCTGCCGCAACCGATGATTATAATGCGAAACTTTCATTAAGAAGGAGTCATAGTATAATACAAGATGTATTTGATAAAATTAAAGCTCCAGGTTCTAACCCTACTATACAATGGATTAATGATATAAACCCAGTTGACAAAACTAATTCAGATAATGATAAAGTTAGAATACCCGAATTGAGGGAAATAATACTTGGTACTGCAATTCAAGTTAAAAAAGAATATACATTTAAATCTTTAGGTTATGATTATGAAGGTAAAATAATAATTGATAGTATAAATTATGGTGAGGGTCTTAACGGAAAAGGACCCGAAGAAAAGTGTAGAGGTAAAGAATTTATAAAAATAACAGGTTTAAAAGAATATTCACCTATCGCATTTTATTGTAGACAATCTAAATTTAGTGCTAATTATAAAATAACACCATTACCCAAACAACCAACACCACCAACATCAACATCAAAACCAGAACCAGTTAAACCCGTAACAATAAATGTACCTGGTAGACCATCAAGAAAACCAGCAATTGACCCAATGAAGAGAATCATTATGAAAACTCTTTCCGAGTGTCATTATTTTAAAAAACTTGAAGAAGATTCACCACTTCAATTTAAATCTTTAAAAGAAAAATTAAAATACTTCCACCCTGGATTTCATTCAACAACACCTGAAGGGTTAAATAGTAGATTAACATTCATGCTTCAATGTTTAAAACCTGGTGATACCATACCTGTTAAAGGAATTGCCGACCAAACAGATATTGCGGCAAGAAATACCTCTTTTGGACCACCACCTGTTTGTGTTTTAAGAATTGGAGATTTTTATCATTCTAAAATTATTATTAGAGATGTTAATATTTCTTACGATGAAGGTGTATGGGATTTAAATCCTGAAGGAATCGGTGTACAACCAATGATTGCATCGGTAACATGCTCAATTGCATTTATTGGTGGTCAAGGTTTATCAAAACCCGTTGAAAGACTACAAAACGCATTGTCATCAAACTTTTTTGCAAATACAGAAATGTACGATGAAAGGTCAATATCGACAAACGAAAAAATTGATGGTATGGATGCCAAAGAGTTTACTGATGATTTCCTACGTAAACTTCAAAATCCAAATTATAAAACTCCAAGTGCTGACCCTAATGCCAAAACAAATAACATTAATGAAAGTTACATAGCCGCAGGACAAAATGGAACAGAATTAATATACACAAAAAATGTTGAGGAGGTATTCACAAACACCAAGAACTATTTTGACAAGTACGTTAGCACATATGATAATGTTGTTACAAAATATGGTACTGAAATAGGTACATTACTATTACATCCTGATTATAGAGAGATAAATAAGTATGATGTTTATACCTCAACAAGTTTAACTCCGGGAAAAACATTACAGTTATTTGGATTAACAAAAAAAGGTGCAGAAACTGAGTTCTTATTAAAAGGTCTTAGAACGGGATTATATGATTTTATTGATAATTCATCATCAACTTATTTATGTGAAATGTTAGGTTTTGATAAGGAACTACCCGGGTCAAAACTAACAGACATGAATAACAATATATTAAAACCATTCTTTTCAGGTTTAACCAAAACAGTATTAGAAGAAATTAGTAATGGAAATTTATTAACAGAAATTGAAACAAACAGAAATAGTTTAGTTAAATCTCTTGATAGTGTTAATTTCATTGTAAAATTTGCAAAAGACAGTTACGTTGAAGTACCAAAAGTAACGTCATCCACATTATCTGGTTTTACATCTGACTTTATATACAACGAATATAAAACATGTATTGAATACATTGAAACAAATACACCAAAAATGTATGAGGATTTAACTAGTACTATAAATTTAGTTAACCCCTCAATCGGACAACCAGAATTTGAAAAGATAATGAAACAATTGCTTTTCACAAATTATACTGAAATTCAAAATTATTTTAACAATAAACCATCGGCAACGTATAGTGGTTTATTAAAATTGGATGAGAAAGTATATGATGAAAAAACTATAAAAAAATTATTAAAAAGAGTTGAGAAATTCAACGAACCAACAGATAAAAAGAAATTTAAATTTACAACCTTTAAAAGTAGAAAAAGTAGTAAAGAAATTAAATTTAACATAAATGTAACCGCAGTTGAAACTGACGCGACAATTATTGAAGAATCAAACAAAGTACATTCAGATAATTTAGAGGCTGAGAATAATAAACTTAATTACTATAGAAAAACATAATGAGTAGAGAATATTTTGATAGATACCAATTTTTCATAGATGACGGTAAATTTAGGATTGTTCCTGGATTAGAAATACCTATTAAAACAACTGATAGATATGTTTTTTACAAAAGAGGTAAGGATAGGTTAGATAAACTTTCACAAGATTATTATAATTCACCAATATTTGGTTGGTTAATTTTAATGGCCAATCCACAGGCCGGAAGCATTGAGTTTACAATTCCTGATAATTTTTTAATGAGAATACCTTTTCCTTTGGTTGTATCTTTACAAGATTATAAAAGAAGCGTAGAATTGTATAACCTATATTATGGAGAACAATAAAGATTTATCAAATAGTGAGAACATACTTGTAAAAGTAGACCATAATAACCTAATATACGTTGACCCAAATAGTGTTGTTGATAATGATGGAATTATTCAACCAAGAGGTTTAAAACAGGAAAATTTGGTAATGTTCGTTAACTTGGAAGCAGATTTAGTTCCTAGAACAACTCTTATTGCCGATGGTGGACAAGGAAATACACTTCTTAGTATTGCAAAAGGAAACTTTAATTTTTTAAAAAATCAAACGGGAGACGGTAATTATAACACATCATGGACTGAATCTTATAACCCATCTCAACCTAAAGACGCAAAAGGTGCTACCAAAGATTTTGACCCCAATCAATTTATAGATGACTCAGGACAAAGTTTCGGTATTGATTCTATTTCAATATCAGTAAAAGGTGCAAATTTTGTCCCTCAAGTCACAGTAAACTTTGTTGATGTGAGGGGTAAAACATTATTTGAATCGGCAAAAGATTCACCATATAAAGCGTTTTTTCATCTTCCATGGCCAATATTTTATTTAACAGTAAAAGGATATTATGGTAAAGCGATTAGATATCGTTTACATATGACAAAATTTTCATCTAAGTTTAATGAATCTAATGGTAATTTTGAGGTAACAACTACATTTGTTGGTTCTACCTTTGCGTATTTAAATGATATTCCATTATCTGCAATTGTCAATTGTCCATACATGTATTTGGTAGAAAAAGCGGAAGACAAAAAATGGAACGAATCAAAAGGAAGGTACACTAAAAATATTAATAGAAGTTCTAGAGGATATGCAATATTGAAATCCATATACGAACAATATGAAAGTAGAGGATTGGTACCAAAAGGTACATTTATAAAAGGTAATGAACCGGTTAAAACATTAAAAGACATTGGATATATTGCAGAATCTTTAGATAAGATTTTAGAAAAACAAATTTTTAATGGTGTTGTTGACATGAAGGTGTTTCAAGGAATAAAAGAAGTTGGTGAAACCCTTAAAGATTTTGAAATTTCAATTAAATCTTGGTCAAAACAAAACCTATCAAATACGGATTTTCTCCCTAAAAACCCAAAAACCGTTAATGGTGAGGTAATATATGAAAATTGGTATTATTATTCCGGTAATAAAAAAGATGATACAAAAATATTATTGGGTAAAGATTCAAATGGTACGTTGGAACATTTACTTGATTTGTATACTACAAAATTAAATAGTTCCGCATTATTAATAAATGACATAAAGAAAGATAATAATAAGCCAGCAATAGATAGAAGTAAGGTTAGAGCTGATTTTAAAAAAGTCACATTAAAGAAAATTAAGGGAATATCCGATTATTATAAAATCATTGAGAAAGGTTTTATATTGGTTGGTATTGATAATTTAATTTCTGATATACATGAGGTAATCAAAACATTTGAAGAACAAAGAAACATTCTTGAGGATGATGTTGAAAAACAAATGAATATTATCATCAAAGACCCAAAGCAAGGGTTTGGATTTGAACCCACAATAAGAAATATTTTTGCGATACTTTTAGCGAATGCTGAGGTCTATATTAGACTAATGAAAGATGTTCATAGTAGGTCATTTGATTCCTCAAAAGATAGGGCAAAAATTATAGGTAGTCTAAGTAAAGAAAATAAAGGTGACGCTATATTTCCGTGGCCTGAAGTTAGAAAACCCGTATCAATGGGTAAACAGAATGTTGTTGCATATCCGGCCGAACCGGAACTTATAGAAAAATTAAAATCAAATAGTAAAGTTTTATGGCCCGAAGTTGAATTTGTTGAGGAGTTTATGAAAATTGTAACAGGTAGAATAGATACCAATGTTAAAAAAGAACCCACAGTTAGCGATATTGAATATTTGTTTGAATCTGATATTGATTACTCAACAATAAACGATATTTCTGGTGTGGATATTATTACTGATGTTGTGCCGTATACAGATAAAACAAACGCATCTTTTGTTTATGAAATATATGAAAGAGCAAAATATCTAACTTTATTTGATTCTTTTAATACTGACCTTTTAAATCTATTAGCAAAAGAAGAAAAAAGAAACATTGAAACTATAATCAAGGATGATACTGATTTAATTGATTTAGTTAAAAAAATTACGAGTAAATCAAGTTTAATTAATGGGACTAAAACCTCAGTAATTCCAAATGGAACAACAACTCCAGAAGAAAAAATATTATTTAATGGTCTTTTACCATCATTATCTCCATATGAGAGATTTAATTATTTTAGAAGCCACATACCAACAACAGGATATATCACGGATGTTGTTGAGGCTCCTTTTAAATTTGAAAATAATGAAAAATTAGGTACTAAAAAATCTATAGATTCGGAAGATGAAATAAATAATATTCTAAAAAATTACGAACCTGAAAAATATAGACCAAATATTTACCCCTTTAACTCAAATACCTATTTAGGTTATTTAAAAAAGAACAGTACGGCAACCCCTAAAGTTACCGGCTCAACATTTACTATTGATGATTTAAAATATAAAGGAACATCAAATACTGGAATATTTCATGTTGACTCAACAATAGGATTTATTGTGACACCATCAAATCCAAAATCATGGGTTCAAAGTGGATACAAAGATAATATATTTTCAAATAAAATAAATAATAAAGATAGTACAACAAAAGTTAGTATTTTAAATACACCTTATTTCCACAAACAATTATATTCTGATTTTAACAAAGATGAACAGTACGGAAGATACGCCGGCTCGGCTTACCTACTTTTAAATTCATTGCCATTTTTAAATTTGGATGATAATATTACATTTGACGGTAAGACCATTTTAATGTCATCTCTCTTTAGAGAAATATCATCAACACATTTTGTTCCTTACCATTTATTATTAAAATGGGGTTCAATATACCACAGATATAAGAAAAAAATATTGGATGGTGTTGATATTCTTGATGGATTTTTAAATTCAAGTAATATTACACAACCGATAAATGGAGGTTTATTTTTTAATTTAAATCAAACAAACTCAACATACCTATCGGCATCTGGCGCCACAAGTACAGGAACAACCGTAACCGTACCATCAACAACCGGACTAATCGTTGGTATGGTTGTGACGGTCACTTCAGGTACAGGTTCTTTTGCTTCGAATACGACAGTAACGAGTATTTCCGGAAGTACAAAATTTATTGTATCATCAACACCAATAACACCATTATCGGGGGCGACAGTTACAGGGGTTGATAATAATCTAACTACATTTAGTGTCACACCAAGAGAGAACACAACAACAGGAACAACCGTTAGTGTTGTTCATTCAGGTAACACAAATGTTGGTCTTAACCCAACGTATCAATCATTGTATAACCAAATTGTGAAAGGTTATGTAACATATGATATAATATCGGGTAACACATCATACAATTCAAGAACTAATTCCGGATATATTTTACATACAAAGAATACATCATCGAATAATATTAATTATTGGTCAGTTATTGCCGATAATTCAAAATATACTTCAACCGATTTAACATATACGTTATTACCTTCTAATGGGTATGGTAAAAATAATTCATCAGAATCATTTAATAATGCTGAACAAAATAATTTTAGAACTATTTGGTCTAATGACGACATAATAGGTGATACATTTTCAGGTAAAACATTTGCATCGTATTCTCAATATCCAAGAAGTATAGATTTGACAAATAATGATAACGATGATAAATTTTCTTTTGATACAAATTACAGAAAAGTTATTGATTTAATTGGAACTTTTAGTCCAAAAATTTTAGATAGTTTTGAATCTATGTTTTTAGATTTTGCATCTGAAAAATCAAATGATGAGAGACCACAACAATTATTTAGAAATGTTCCTTATGATAAGTTTCAATATATTTTAAAAGATTTATCTGTTGTTACAAAACAATCAGGTGATGATAATATAGGTATTGAAGAACTAATTAATAATTTAAAAACAAGACAAGAAGATGGGGCAAAAAAAATAACCCAATCTATTTTAGATAGTAGTAACATAATTAGATTCACCTCATCAAATCCAAAAGAAATAGATGCGTATACTTTTTATGGTATGGCAAATGATGCTGATGATTTGTTGACAAGTTATTCCGTTGAACCATATTATCCATCGGACAATACCGTTACAAATCAAAATCTTATAAAATTATATATTGGTGAAGATATTGATGTATACTATTTTAGTTTCTTTCCTACAAATGATGTTAGATTAACTGAAGATAATATTTTAAGATATAGACCATTAGTTTTAATTTATGCTGGTTATGTAAAAAATGGAGGATTAAACACTAAAGTTGGATTTAGTAATCATATTAAAGATAAAATTTTAAAATCGCCCGCCACAAATGGTACCGTTGGTGCCGATGAAAGATTGCAAATTTATTTAAAAACATTATTGGCAGAAATAAGTAAGAGAGATGGAATAACAAAACAAGGTGAAAGTAAATTAATAAAAATTTCCCAAGGTTACAATACCAGTCAAACAAAATTAGAACAATATAATACATTCAAATCATTTAATGATAAGTGGACTTCAGGTAACTCAATTGGTCAAAGATTATTATTGGAAGAATTTTTATTTTTAGATAAAGCAAATAGAGATATCGGTGATAAATTTTATTTAAATATTGATAAGATTTTACCTCTTTTAGACCCTCGAAACCAAAATAGTAATTTATATAGTGCAATCTCAATGTTAATTCAGGATACCGGATTAGATATGAGAGCATTACCTGCGTATGTTAATTTTTACGGAACAAATGTAAACAACAAAAGTAGAATGACACCATCTAAAAAAGTTGCAAAAAATTTATTTGGAACATTCTTAGAAGTTGATTACCAAGAGTCCTCACCAAAAATTATAATACAATTGGTAGGTCAATCATCGAAACACTTGGCCGATATGGAAAATAAAACCTATAGATTTTCCGATGATAGTTTCTTTATTGGTTCTGTAAATAATAATCCATTGGTTGTTACAACATTAGAAGGTTTTGGAACAAATGATTTAAGTAAAGTTAATAAGGTAGTTGCATTTGAAGTTAGTTTTGGTGACCAAAATCAAGGTATATTTAAAGGAGTTTCATTAGACCAAGCCACATTAAAAAATACATCAGAATCTTTTGTTGTATTAGAAAATTTAGCTAGGTCAGAATCCGGAGCTGCTGGATATAATGTTGACGTTGGTTTGTTTGATTACTATAAACAAGCGTCCTATGAATGTACCGTTACATGTATGGGTAACGTGATGATACAACCAACTATGTTTTTCTACTTAAAAAATATTCCAATGTTTAGAGGTTCATATTGGATAACCCAAGTTAGTCACGATATTGGAGGAAATACAATTAGTACGAAATTTACCGGCACAAGAATTCCATATACGTCTTTACCTGACCCAACCGACTCCTTTGTTTCAAGTTACAGGGTTTTATTTGATAAATTAATGTCAAGAGCTCTCGCTGTTTTAAAACAAGACAAAAAACCGGATGCAACAAATGAAGAAGTGGTAACAGGAGAAAACAATATAACCTATACCGCTAATAGGGGTGGAATTAATATTAACAATGAAAATATAACAAAAGGTAGTAATTCAAATACTGTAGTTGGAATGACACAATTTGGAATACCGTATAACGGATTTAATGATGAAAAATTAATTCAAAAAATTGATAATCCATCATTTGTTCATGAAGGTAGCAGTACATGGTTAAGAACATTAGTCGTTAAAGCTGGTGGAGATGATAATTTATTGGATGGTGATACAACAATGAACATTGCAAATGGTTTAAAATGGTCTGAGATTAATCAAAAAAATAAATTCTATAGTACCCATTTTGATTTAAATGTTGTGAGAGCTGAAAATATTAGAGGAGGTGTTACCGAGTTTATAAATCCAAATGTTAAAAATTCTAAAGTTTATACGTTAAATCCAAGTTATACCTTTACCGGTACAATGGTAACTCAAGGTCCTATAAGTAATGGTCCGAAATCAAACAAATACGGTATGTCGATGTCAGCATCTTTAATGACAGAGTTAGGTTTATATCCTAATCAGGTTATTTACTTTAGAATTAAGTAAATTATGGAGTTTTTCACTTTATTAGATATTTATAGAATAAAATACTATGAATAAGGATAAAATCAATAATAGTTTAAATGACTATTATTCAAAACCAAAAAATGTACAAACCATTTCAAGTGATGGAATGGAAAGACAAGAATGTGACATCCAAACTGGGGAATGTTATATTATCAGGTCAAAAGACGGTATTGTAGAAAGAATAAATAAAAAAGTTATCACCGAAGACGGTAGACAACTATTACAAGATTAATATCATGAACCAAATAGAAAAGAAATTATTAGAAGAAGTATCAAGATTTAGAGCAATTAATAAATATGCGAAAAATCTTTTGAACGAACAAGATGCACCAATGGATGCTGAATTACCGCCACCGGCAGATGCTGGAGCACCTCCGGCTGAATTACCACCACCGGCAGATGCTGGAGCACCTCCAGCTGATATGGGAGCACCCATGGAAGATAATACTGAAGAAATTGATATCACAGATTTAGTTAATATGACTAAATCGATTAAAAAAGATGTTGACGATAGTAAATCTGAACATTTAGGTGTTACGGAAAAAATGGATAGTGTGTTTACTAAATTAACAGATTTAGAACAAAAATTATCTCAAATGGATTCTGTTATTGATAGAATTGACCAACTTGGTACAAAAATCGATTCAATGAAAGAAAAAACACCAGAAGAAAAACTTGAATTACGTTCTTTGGATTCATATCCATTTAATCAAAACCCACAAGAGTTTTTTAGTCAAAAACAAGGTGAAATGAAAGTATCAGGTAAAAATGATTATATCTTAACAAAACAAGATGTCGATGATTATTCAAAAGATATGATAAAAAATAGCTTTAACCCTGAAGAACAAGAATATGATGAATTTAAATTCTAAAGTAAACCTATTGTTAGGTATTCATGTACAATTGAAGATATTTCATTGGCAAACAAAAGGTTATGCAAGACATAACGCATTTGCACAAACTAGAGACGAATTGGAAGATTTGATGGATAGTTTTGTCGAAGAATCAATGGGTAAATATGGTAGATTCTCATTAGATGAAGAAACCAAAACCATTGAATTATTTAACCTAACTGAATTAAAACCGTTAGAAATGGTTGAAACCATATGTCAATCTTTTATTGGGTTTACGGATGAGTTAGACCCCGTTGATACGAATTTACTAAACATTCGAGATGAAATGTTAGGTTTATTCCAAAAATTAAAGTATCTTTTAACATTAGAATAAAATAAGTAATAGAAATGATAACAAAAGACCAAGCACTTAGCGGAACGACCGCATCAAGAAGTTCATTAACATATATTGAGCAATTAATTACTGGAGCAACTCAACAAGGTTTGTTTTATGTCTATGTTTCATCACAATACATAGACGATGAAATGGCAACAACTTTGAGAGGTTATGGTTTTGTTGTTGGAAAGAGAAACAACTTCTCAGGTAGCAACTACGATTACTTTATTAATTGGGGAGGATTAGAACCAACACCAACCCCAACTTTAACACCAACAAACACGGTTACTCCGACTAAAACACCAACACCGACACTAACCCCTACTAATACCCCTACTAATACTATTACACCAACAAATACAATTACACCAACTAAAACATTAACCCCTACGGTAACACCAACTTTAACACCAACTAAAACGTTAACTCCAACTTTAACACCAACAAACACGGTTACACCAACTAAAACACCAACAAATACAATTACACCAACTAAAACATTAACCCCTACGGTAACACCAACAAATACAATTACACCAACTAAAACATTAACCCCTACGGTAACACCAACTTTAACACCAACTAAAACATTAACCCCTACGGTAACACCAACAAATACAATTACACCAACTAAAACACCAACACAAACACTAACCCCTACTAATACTGTTACACCATCATCAACAAATGTATTAACGACATCATATTTAATTGCACCATGTACTGGGGGCACTGGATTCAATGTAGAATTCCAAATAAATGATTTACCTGTGGTTGGTGGAAATTACTACTTACAATTTAATGGAGCAACACCACAAGGATGTTATGAAATTGTTGATTCAGCAGCACCGAGCGTAGGAATAGATAAAGTTATTTCACCGATTGGAACAAATTACGGTAGTTGTACCACTTGTATGATGGCACACCCATAAAAACCAAAACAGGTATCGTAGATTAATCCTTAAAATTAAGGGAAATAAAAAATATTTTGAAAAAAAATGAAGTCAGGTTTTGTAATCTGACTTTTTTTATTTATACTTTACATAGATATATTTCTAAACAATTAAATTTTAAACAAAATGAGTACATTTGAATCAGTACTGGCACAGTACGAGAAAAACAAACAAGTCGCAGGCGGCAACAGTAACAAGGTATCCCAAGAGGACAGAATGAAAAAGTATTTCACTACACTATTACCGAAGGGTGCTAGAAGTGGTGAAAAAAGAATCAGGATTCTACCAACAACGGACGGTAGTTCTCCTTTTAAAGAGGCTTACTACCATGAATTACAAGTGGATGGTCAATGGGTAAAACTTTATGACCCAAAACAAGAAGGTAAACGTTCTCCATTAAACGAAGTTTATGAAGGTCTAATGATGACAGGAGTTGAAGCTGACAAGGTTTTGGCTCGTCAATATAGAGCTCGTAAATTTTATATTGTAAAAGTTATTGATAGAGA